CCGACAAGGATCTGGCGCATCGTCTCCTGCAGGCCGAGAACGTCGCCACTGATGGTGACCCGAGGGCAGGCGTCGAGAAGGGCCTGACGGCCATCATCGAGTCGTGAGGAGGAACTGAGCGTGCCAGTCTCTGACTACACACCGGATCTGACGGACGTGGGTGCCATCGATATGGCTCGCACGGTCGATGATGTCGGCAAGGAGACTGGCACGTTCAGCGATCCTGATGCGGTTACGGGCGCGGGTGCGACGCGCCCGACGGCGACACAAGTGACTCTGCTGATCAATCGGTCACTCCAAGAAGTAGCTCCGAGGCTCGGGACTGACATCCCGACGGATCTGTTCGATGACGGCAAGTATCTCGTCTCCCTCCGGACAGCGATGTGGGTTGAATTGACCTACTACGCTGCCGAGGTAGCGTTGGACAGATCGCCTTATCCGGAGTACAAGGTGCTGTTCGATGAAGGACTCATTAACCTGACCGGAGCCATTCAGGCTGAGGAAGCGGGGCTCGATCCGTCAGACTCGCTCAACGCCAATATGCCGTTCTACTCGTTCCCTGATGACATCGATCTGCTGGAGCGTCCCTTCTGATGTCTGTCAGGATCATCCTCTTTGGTGAAGAGGTCGCGAAGCTCAAGCTGGAGCGAGGGATGAGCGCCGTAGCGAACATGAAGCCGGTTCTCAACTTGATCGCGGACGACATGATGAGAGTCATCCGAACTACTATCACCGGGCAAGGTCGGCGCTTCGGTGGTAGCTGGCATGCGCTCGCTCCCAGCACGATTCAACAGAAGGCGCGAAAGGGCTCGCCTGATCCTCGCATGCTGATTGACACAGGCAGAATGCTGGAGGGGTACACAGTCCGCGATTCTCCGCATCAGCGTTTGAAGGTCGGGCCTAGCACGATCATCCTAGACACAGACCTGGAGTATCCGGAGTTCATCCAGCACGGTACTCGCAAGATGCCTGCTCGCCCGTTCATAGACTTCTACCCTCAAGATAGGCAGCGCTGGGCAGCCATGGTCGGAGAGTACCTCACGGCGGCGATGAACCTATGACCTTTCCGACTGACACGATCTTTCAGCCAATCTTCAGCGCCGACGTTCTAGAGGACGCGGTGGTCGCAACTCTGCGTCTTTGGATGCCGACGTACCTGCGCGAGATTGAGTACCAGCGCAATTTGCCCTTGGGCAGGATTGAAGCTCCGAAGGTCTATACCAACAGAAACGAGTTCACCGGCTTCCCGCAGGAGCGTATGCCGCTTTGCGTAGTGGTGTCTCCTGGGATCGCATCGCCTCCGAGGGCCGAAGGCGACGGAAACTACACTGGCTGGTGGGCGTTGGGCGTAGGGATCGTCGCTCGCGCATCAACCGATGAGGACACGAACAAGGTTGTGAAGATTTACGGCGCTGCGCTTCGAGCCATCATGTTGCAGAAGCCCATGTTCGATAACTCATGGGAGTTCGCCGGGGTGGAATGGGTGGACGAAACCTTCATCGACATTCCCACTCCAGAGCGTGAGCTTTCGATGCGCAGTGTTCAGGTTATCTTCCGCGTCTGGGTTGATGACCTCGTCAACAGACTCGCCGGGCCAGCATACCCGACGCAGCCCGATCCAGTTAACCAACCTGGTTCGGTTTGGCCGGAAGTCGAGACGGCCGATGTCACGGTCGAAATGAAGGAGGATTAGTTGACAGAGTACAGGTTCGTTGGTTCTCATGCCGATGCGCTTGCCAACGGCCGTCCGGTCGAACCGGGTGAGGTTGTCAAGCTGTCGGATGAGGAAACCAAGGACAATCAGACTCTGATCGACGGCGGTGTGCTCATCGAGACTTCCAAAAAGTCTTACAGCAGGTCGTCGTCCGGAAAGAGCCAGTCCAAAGAAGGAGAGGAGTAGCTGATGACCCGTCCTGGTGTCAGCATCATTCAGCGCTCCACTCCGCCAGTTCGTTCAGCCCCCACCGACACCGGCGTATGGTTTGTTGTCGGTTTGACGGATGCAGGGCCGACGACTCCGACAGCACTTCGGAGCATGGCGGATTACGAGCGCGTGTTCGGCGCGAGGGTCTCGTACAGCATCTTGTATGATGCCCTCGACGTGTACTACCGCGAAGGTGGCGGCATCGCATACGTTTCCAGGGTTGTCGGTCCTGCCGCCAAAACTGCATCTCTCAACCTGGAGGATGCAACCGCCGCGACCTCGCTTGTTGCTACGGCTCTCGGGCCGGGTGCGAGTGGGAACAACCTCAAGGTCGGAGTCAGAGCAGGAATCGGTGTCGGTACGTTCGTTGTCTACATCGAGGATGTCAACAACAACGAAATCGAGACCAGTCCCGACCTGGCGGATCAGAACTCAGCTGTCAACTGGGCGCAGGGAAGCTCGTACATCCTTCTGACGCTCGGCGCAAGTACATCGGTTCCGGCCGTTGCAGCAGCGGCTCCTTTGGCAGGAGGCGACGACGATCGTGCTGCCATCACCGATGCCGAATGGCAGGCTGCGCTCGATGTCATTTCCGAGGACTTCGGAGTGGGGCAGATTTCTGCGCCTGGCCGATCGTCGGACATCGGGCATCAGCAGTTGCTGGAGCACGCGGAGGCAAACTTCCGCACCGCAATCCTGGATGCGCCGGACACCGCCACCCAGGGAACGCTTCTCGCATCAGCGGCTGCCGCACGAACCGGAAACCAGAAGTTCGGCGCGATGTTCTGGCCATGGTTGGTTGTTCCGGGAGTAGTCAGCGGGACAACGAGAGTCGTGCCGCCCAGTTCTCTCGTTTGCGGCAAGGTCTCGATCAACGACAACTCGGGACTCGGGCCGGATACGCCTGCCGCAGGCGTGAACGGGATCAGCAACTACGCCACCGGCCTGACGCAAGATCCCAACAAGCTCGACCGAGAGGCTCTGAACAACGGCGGTGTGGACGTCATCCGCTCGATGTTCGGATCTGTCCGTGTCTACGGATGGCGGACTCTGGTCGATGCGATCGCAGACCCGAACTGGGTCAGCCTCGGCAACTCTCGTCTCTACATGGGGATCGCGGGAGAAGGTCGGGCGATCGCAGAACAGTTCCTGTTCGACAAGATCGATGGAGCAGGTATCACGATCACGAAGTTCAACGGATCCCTGGCCGGCATGCTCGCGGCCTACTACAACAACGGAGACCTCTACGGCTCAACGCCTGTAGAAGCGTTCTTCGTTGACACTGGCGATTCCGTCAACACTCCGGAGACGCTCGCAAACAACGAGCTACACGCGGTGCTCTACGTCAAGATGAGCCCGTTCGCAGAGTGGGTAGAAATCGAAATCTACAAGACAAGCCTCACCGAGGGGGTGACACCGTAACATGAGCACGATTCATCCGACTCGCGTCGATTCCTGGACCGTCACTCTGGAGGTCGAGAATCCGACCCAACCAGGAGTGATGGTTGACTTCGGCATCTGGGACAAGAAGGCGGGCGGCGATGTGGACTCCGAGGAGCGCATCTACTATCCTGGAGCGATGGGGCCGCCGATCAGCCTCGGAGGTCGCGTCACCGTCACGCAGGTCACGTTGTCCCGGCTCTACCGTCTACAGCGCGATCACACCGGCTATCCCGCCGGCAAAGAAGGCGGCATCTCGATGCTGATTGCCGCCGTCGGTGGAAGTGATGTCAAGATCAGTCAGACGCCGATGGACATCCACAGCCACAAGATCACGACTGGCGTCACTCCGATCGTCTACCTCGGCACGTTGAAGACGGTCAACATTCCGACGCATGACTCAGAGGCCAGTGATCCTGCCCTCGTCGAGGTCGTGTGTTCAATCGCGGCTCCGCCGACGAAGACGTAGGCTGAGTCATGGAGGGAGCAGAAATGGAAGAGCCTCAAGAGCCGCTGATCCACGAAGTGGTGAGCGGCGACGCGCAAGGCCCGCAGAGTCTGGCTGACCAGCTGCGGGCTAAGCGCACCGAAATCGCCGACACGCGAGAAACACTCATCCCAATCATCGGTTACGGCGATCCGGTCGTTCTGAGTACGAAGCACAAGCTGATGGACCGCCGTGATATCGAAGCGATTGGCCGTCGTGTCAATCGTGAGACCAAGGATCGCGGCGAGCGTAACATGCGGATCCTGGTCGATCAGATCATCGACTCGACCGTTGGGTTCTACTATCAGAGAGTCGATGATCAGGAGCCTCTGCAGTTGCAGGACGATTCCGGAGCGACGGTTCAAGGCTGGGATCACCTGGCCTTGTACCTTGGTTGGGAAGGGCCGACACCAGGCAATCCGTCCGTCGTCCGAACAGCGTTGTACTTTGTCTTCGGAGACAACGAGTTCGCGATTGGGCAGTATGGCATCACTCTCAACCGATGGATGGGGAACACAGCCTTCGATGTTGACCAGGAGTTCTTGGGGGAAGGGGTATAGGTCTACCCAATGAGGTTGAGAGCGCTGCTTTTGTTGCCATCTCCGGGCAGAGTCCATTCACCTACCTTAACACGGAAGATTCGACAGAACGCGCTCTCATGCTCGCAATCGCGAACCACGCAGCGAAGTTGCGTGCCGACGAACGTGAAGACCTCGCGGTGCGGACAATCAACCGACTGGCGCAAGCGTTGAACAAGAAATAGGACAAGGTGTCGGCGAGCTCATCATCAACTCTCAGGCTGCAGCTAATCGGTCTCCGTCAGACCATGGCGGGACTAGGTGAGCTTGTTGGCGGCATTGATGCAGTAGCCGGTGCTGAGAAGAAACAGGGACTTGCGGCGCTGTCAGCGTCGGAGAAGACTTGGCTTCATAACCAAGCTCTGTTCACTCTGCGTCGATATGCGTTCGCCGGCACCTTGGCTTTGACTGCTCTCGTGGGCACTATGCTCAAGTGGGGATACCAGTTCAACCAGACGATGGCAGGATCCCGCGCCGCTCTTGAGCCGGTAATGGGCGGCGCGAAAAACGTAAACGCAGAACTGGAACAGTTGTACAACTTCACTAAGTACACTCCGTTCCAGTTCAAGGATATGACGATCGCGTTCCGTCAGATGTTCGCAGCGTTCCACCCGCTCGGTATCTCGGTCCAAGATACCAACAAGACTCTGTTCTCTCTCGTCAACGCTCTGGCCTACGCGGGCAGGACGACTCCTGGAGCCCTGAACAGAGTCGCGGTCGCTCTGCAGCATATGGCCTACATGGGCCATCTGACTGGACAGACGGTCATTCAGCTTGCGCGCGACGGTCTGCCGATCTACGATGTCTTGCGGAAGAAGCTCGGTCTGACTGGCGACGAGATTCATCGGGTCGGCGCGCTCGGGATTCCGACGAACAAAGTCATCGCTGCCCTCAATGCCTACATGGCTTCGACTCCCGGCTACATGGACGCGGCGCGGCGGCAGGCAATGACGTTCGGCGGAATGCTAACGACTTTGAGGGATAACATCTCTCAGGTGATGGGAGCCCTGACGCTCGGCGGCTACAACAAAGGCCCCAGCTTCATCGGCAATCTGAACAAGACGTTCGATCAGGTTGGCAAGATCATCCAGAGAAACGCGGAGCAAGGCAAGGGTATGGCAATCAGCTGGAAACAGGTTCAGGATATCTTCGTTAAGAGTTATCCATGGCTGAGTGGCGTCTTCAAGGCGCTCAACCTACTCTGGAAGTATGCCAATGCCTTCTTCCTGATCCTCAAGAACTCGTTGCTCCCTGCGATCAAGGATGCATCTTTCGCTCTGATCCCGCTCTACCTCGTTATGAAGCTTGTTGGTGACATCCTTATCATTCTTGGACACCATGGATGGATTCTGGAGACCGTCTTCGCTGCGTTGATTGCCCAATGGATCCTCGCGCGCACCCTCATGTTTGCGATGTGGACGATCGGGTTGTTGCAGAACGCGATGTGGGCCGTCATGTGGGCCAGGCTCATGATTGTGACCGCCTGGACGACTCGGTTCGGCTACGCAGAGCTAATGGCAGGGGCGGAGGCTGGCAACATGAACAAAGCCATGGCCGCTTCGCTATTCATCGTCAGCAAGCTAGGACCTGTCTATCGCGAAGCGCGAGATGCTCTATCTCTTTTCCGGACTGGACTTGTTCAAAGTCGTGCTGGTATTGGCAACGCGACCTTTGCCTACAACAAGCTCCAACTCTATGTGCTTGAACTGCGCGCCGCTTTCCTTGGAGCAGGAGGAGGGATCAAAGGGTTTGTCGCTTTGATTCGTGTTCTCGGTGCCTCAATGTGGACCTTCTTGGTCGAGCTAGGGCCGGTGGGATGGATCGCGATTGCGATTGCCGGTCTGACGCTTCTCTACTTCAAGTGGAAATGGTTCCACGACTTCGTCAACTACTTCATCAAGGACTTGATCAAGGAGTTCAAACCATACATCAAGCTCTTCAAAGATGCGATGCCGTTCGTGATCCCATTCGTAAATCAACAGATGCTTTTGGCGAAGGCATTACAACAGATTGCTCACTACGCCAAGGAAGCGGCGCACTGGCTTGGTAAGGTCACCGGCATCCATGGTCCGAGTGCCAAGAGCGCAGCGAGTTGGGCCGCAAACATTTTCACGTACCTCGGACCTCTTGGGCCTAATAAACTTGCCGGCAATATCTTGCAACATCTTGCCGGCGGAGGTTCTGTAACTAGTCCAGGATCATTCATGGTCGGCGAGCGTGGCCCGGAAGTTGTCTCCCTGCCCGTAGGAGCTACGGTGACTCCGGGTATGGCTTCGCCGCTGGGGATGGGGTTCCTCAACTTGACGAGCGTTATTCAAGTTGACGGCCGGAAGCTCGCGGAAGTCACCAGCAAGTATCGCCTCGATGCGCAGGCCAGGGCATGAGCGTCGCGGCCAAATACTACTACACGTTCCGATCCTCGAACGGTCATACCGTCAAGATGTTGAGGGGTGACGGGATCCCAAAGGCGACCGATGGCCTTGGCGGTTGGTCAGTCGTCGCTCGTCCACGTCGTACCGCGTTCACTCAGTGGGACGGACGTAACCCATTTGCGATGGACGTACCGGTTATGTTTGACCATCTGGACAAGAGTTCGGTCGAGAGTGATGTTGCTCTGCTCTTCCAGATGGCAATGGGCGCAGCCTTCGATCCGCCGCCCACAATACATATCGACGGTGGACTTCCGATCAAAGGCGCGACCTGGGTCATCAATGGGATCGACTGGGGCGATGATTGTCTCTATGATATCTCCGCCAAAGGCAAGCCATTCCGTTACCGACAGGATGCAGTCGTCCATCTCCTTCAGTACAATCCGCAGGATCTAGTCAAGATCCTGACTACCAAGGCTCTGCCGAACATTTACACGGTTCATTCCAAGGGCGAGACGATGAGGACAATCGCGAAGGCTATGTACGGTGACGCGAGGCGCTGGACTGACATCAAGAAGGCCAACCCCAAGCAGCGAGACCCGAACCATCTCAAGATCAAAACGGTGTTGAGGATCCCATGACCAAGAAGTCCGCCGTCACCGCTGTTCACAAGCTAGAGCTCAGCAAGATCGACCCTCGTCAGCTTCAGCAGGAACTGATGGGGAAGGATCTGGACCTGGAGAAACTGGTCGTCTATCTCCGAAGCCAGATCAAGTTCAATGCCGCCGGGCAGGTAGTCGATGTCAATGTTACTCGGACGATCGAGGGAGCTTCGACGGTTGTTGTATCTTTGCTCGACTACGATCGTACAGTTCTCAACAGCGGTCTGCTCAACTCTCGACTCGACATTCAGGTCGATGGGCTATGGTTCCGGCTCGTCTCGGTCTCTCGTTCGCCTGGTAGCTCGCAACTCGATCTGACATTCGAGGATCGCGAGATTGCCATTCTGCGAACCTACCCGCCGAAAGATGCTCCTCATCATGGTGTGAAGTTCGTCCACCGCAAGAACACGACTCGGGCCGAGTTCATTCTCAACCTGATCCGCGAGGTCAAGGAGTTCAAGATCCCGGTCGTGATCCCGGAGCTTCATAAGGTTCAACCGATCGAGCGATCAACCGATCTGCCGACGGTCGCTGCCACTCCGCCAGTCTCCGGTACGAGCGGGATCAATAACAGCATCAATCGGAATCCCGGACGCTATGCGAATCCGCCAACTGGAGGCGCAGCTGGAGGCGCGGCCGCAGGATTGGCCCCTCATGCCGGGGCCGGTGCCGGATTGATGTGCAAGAACGTTTTGGCCGACAAGGAGCAGATTCAGAACGCGAACATCATCATAGGTGTCGGCAAGCAGATGAATATGCCGCGCAAGGTGATCGTCTGCGCGATCATGACGGCGACCCAGGAATCGACGCTCCGCAACCTCTCGGGCGGCGACGCGGCCCACGGTGGAGGCAAACAGGATAGCGCCGGTCTCTTCCAGCAATATTACAAATGGGGTAGCTACCGTGATCGAACTGATCCGGCAACCTCCAGCCGGTTGTTCTACAACGCCTGCATACAGCAGTACAAATATGAGCCCAACGATCCTTACTGGAAGATCTGCGCCGACACGCAGAACCCCGCCGCCAAGAATCGCGAGTTGTACAAGCAATGGTACCTGGAAGCGAATGCCTGGGTAGCGGCGTTCGGGATCACCGGTGGCGACACAGAGACAAACACTGCTAATGCAAACCTCATGGACCGCTCTACCTGGGGTGGCGGAACGGACGGAACCAAGACGGCAAGCGACTATGTGTTCTTTCGTGGGACACCTGAGTTCGCTGGCAAGATCTGGAAGCGCGAAGACAACTGGACGTGCATCACGAGACTCGCAGGTGAAGTCCAGTGGAGAGCGTTCTTTGTGTCGGGCGTCTTCTATCTCATGTCGGAAGACGACCTGCTCAAGACTCAGCCGATCATGATACTCGACGAGACCAGTCCTGGAGTTGATGGGATCGGATTCGACTATGACATTGGCAAGAAGTTCGCCACAGTCAATATCCCGATGCGCGTCGGACTCTGGACGGCTCCGCCAGGTGGCGTCGTAGCCCTTCAGCATATGGGCCCGGTCTCGGGTCGATGGATCGTCAGCGACTACAGTCGATCCGTGTTCAACGAAAATGCCCAAGTGAACCTGAAGAAGCCCATGCCGGTTCTGCCTGAGCCGATCGTCTCGGATGTGTCTTCCATCCCGACATGGGCAGTAGGCTCCGGCAAGAAGTCTGGCAAGGGAGCTTCTCAGTCGGCGGACGCGGCGCAGTTTGGCGGCGGTGCTGGAGCCGATGGTTCGCGGACGGCAGTTGTCGCCGTCGCTGATCAGGCTTGGGGAATTGAGCACAGCGGTAATCACTATTGCTACCCGCCCGATGAGCGTGGCGATGGTACGCGGCCTGCTCGTCCGATCCCGGACTCGCTCTGGAGCGCCGATGCGCATGCGGGGATCGACTGCTCAGCGTTCGCGACTCTCTGTTACAAGGAGGCAGGTTGCCCGGATCCGAACGGGAACAACTACAACGGATCCGGGAACACTAGCACCTTGATCGCTCATTGTCGGCGGGTGTCCTTCCCAAGCCCTGGCGATCTGGTGTTCTACAGCGGCAAGGGCGACATCGGTTACCCCGGACATGTCGCCGTCTACATTGGGCAGAACAAGGTATGTGAGATGGGATCGAGCCAGGGTATCACGATCGACGATATGAACTACCGCAGCGATCTGATCGCTTACGCCTCAGGGTTCCCTCTGTGAGCTACCTGTTTGAAGATCGCCCGGTCACTTCGCTGCTTGCCAATATCTGGCGCGGCGTCATTAGCTCGGCTCCAGTAGACTTCGCGGATCGCGTTACCATACAGATCCCCGAAATGACTGACACTCTCGTCTTCCCTGATTTGAGATGGATGTCGAGAGATAGTACAACACTTCCTGCGCCTGGAGACTCTTGTCTCGTTCTGTTCGACAATGATCGAGAACCTTGGGTGATTGCCTGGTGGCCCTTCGATAACCCTGGAGCATGATGAGTTCTGTAGATACTCCACATTTCAATATTCCCTTCAAGCTCGGGCCGTCCGGAGCAGACGTGGTGGAGCAGGATTCGATCGAGGACATTCGTAACAGTGTCCTCATGATCGTTGCGACGCCACTCGGCTGGCGCGATGAGGTGCCGACGTTTGGCATCGAGGATCTGACTCTGCTGAAGCAACCGATCGGAGCCGAGGAGCTAGGAGCAGTGATTCAGGCTCAGGAACCTCGTGCCAGTGTCTTGGCGAGTGAAAAGCCTGATCTGTACGACGAAATGATCGACCTTGTCAACATCGGCGTCTCGTCAGTGAGGGAGGGATGAGTGAGCACTCCCGATTACATCCAGTACCCCATCGTGACGAATCCGCAAGATCTGCTCGATGAGGTCATCTCCTACATCCAGAACAAGGTACCAGCTTGGGTTCCCAACGATGGAGCCCTCGATACCTGGATCGTTCAGGTCATGACATCGCAGGTAGCCGATCTGCGGACGCTGGCGCTCGATGTCCCTGATACGATCTTCCAGTGGTTCGGTAGCACGCTCCTGAACATCCCGCCAATTGACGCTACCCCGGCTCGCGCCCAATCGACCTGGACGGTTCAGGACAATGCTGGCTACACGATCCCCGGCGGCACGTACGTGACCATCCGTAACATCGAGGGCATTGATGTCCCGTTCCAGACGGACGGGGATGTCATAGTTCCTCCGGGCAATACCGCGACGGCTGACGGCGAGGTCTACCTGATCGCCGTCAATGAGGGACTGGATGGCTCCGGTCTCGGCTCGATTGGCGGGCCAGTATTGCTACTGGATACTCTCGCCTTTGTCACCGGGATTGTTCAGACGGATATCACGACCGGCGGCATCGATGCGGAGACCTCGACCGACTACAACAACCGTCTCGCGCATCATCTGCGTCTGCTCTCCACTCGGCCGATCTTGCCGGACGACTTTGCCAATCTCGCTTTGGAGACCGTCGGTGTCTACCGTGCCATCGCGATCGACGGATTCAACCCTGCCGATTCCTCGACCGGCAATGCGCGTATGGTCGCAGTCTCTGCGATCGACATCAACGGGAACAACCTCGACGGGGCAACCAAGTCCGCTCTCGATGCGATGCTGCAAGTGAATCGAGAAGTCACCTTCATCGTCAATGTCATCGATCCGAACCGAACATCGGTTGATGTCACCTTTACGGCGGCCGTCGTCTCCACTTACGATCCCGCTCAGGTTACGACGAACGCAATTGCTGCGGTTCAGAACTACCTCAACCCTGCCACCTGGGGCCAGGCTCCGTTCGTCGATAATCCGCAGACCTGGGTACAGGTTGACAAGGTCTACTACTTCGAGATGGCTCAGACCATATCGAACGTCGAGGGTGTTGATCGGCTCATCACTCTGGAAATGGCTGTACACGGTGGTACACTCGCGTCCGCCGATGTAACTCTCGCGACTCCGGCAACGCTCGCTTCGGCGGGCACGATCAACGGATCGGTTACATGACCCAGCCGCTGACTCCGATCGAGCCATTTGAAGAGCCGCCGATCGACTACCCCTATCCGGTTGGAGTTGTAGGCACACGCTCCTACGAAGCGATAGAGCCGATCATCCAGTATGATCCGGCTACCGGATACCAGCTACTCGCGTATGTGTCAGGGCTCGCTTTGCAAGCGGAGCAGGTCGCTGGTCTCGCCGAGACCGGGCCAAATGGTGAAGATGGATGGTCGGTGATCCTTGATATCACACGTACGTCGGACGACGGTATTGCTTGGCTCGCTCAGTTGGTTGGAGTCAGTATTCTGCCCGACCTCGACTCCGACACGCAGAGGATGCGAGTCGCAACCACGGACGGATGGAACCGTGGGACTCCAAAGGCTATTGCCGCCGCTGCCGCTCAGTACCTGACCGGGACGAAGCGTGTAGTCATGCGCGAGCGATTCAATCCGGGAGTTGGCGCAGATGCCTACCACCTACAGATCTTCACCATCACGAGCGAGACGCCGGATCCGACGCAAGTCGAGAATGCGATCCTGGCGCAAAAGCCTGCCGGGATCGTTCTCCATTACTCGACTATGGCCGGTCAGGACTTCCAAGAGCTACTCGATAACTACCATCTGTTCAGCACGGTGTATTCGACCTTCGCAACCTTCCAGGGTGTCTATATGAACCAGCCTGGGACATAGGAGGATCATGGCAGACACTACCACGCGTTGGGGCATCGTCGAGCCATCCGCTGATCGCTCTGATCCTGCTGATGTCCCGCTGTACGTTCGCAACGTTACTCAGGCGCTCGAAGCCCTCGGCACCATATATGGGCAAGGGACGCTCGCTTCTCGTCCGGTCAGCACTCCGTCCACCCCTGGCAAGATCGGCCGCATCTACTTCGCGACTGATAACGGACTCTTGTACTACGACACCGGGACCAACTGGATTCAAGTCACGAGTACCTATGCTGGTCCGGCCGATGGCTCGGTCGGTACGACACAACTCGCTGATAACTCCGTCACGCTCTCCAAGATGGCCGATGGCTCGGTCGGCTCGGCTGAGATCGTTGACGGTTCGATCGCTTCAGTAGACATCGCGGACGCGCTGAAGCCCTCGGCCGGTGCCGGTGCGGGGACTGAAACGCTGAGAGCACTTGGCACCGCTCCCGGCATGGCCGCCGCCGGAGTGCATGCCCCTCAGCATCTTCGCACCGGTGCCGATCCTCTCCAGGTCAGTCCCTCTCCAGCAACGACTCTGCCCGCCTCGCCGGGCGATACGCAGCAGGCGATTCTCGTTGACAGTTTGACCGCTCCGAAATACTCGTGGCTGATGCAATACTTCCAGTCTGCAGGGTGCTGGATCTGCATCGGACCGGGTGGATGGCTCGAAGGCGGCCTGACCGTGACCGTTCCGCGCGCAGGCGACTACATGTGCGAGATTGGTGCGCAAGGGTTGGTCGCTGGGGCAGGCTCATCCTATTCGGTGTACTCGCTCAACATCACGGCTGGCGGAGTTTCACTCGCGGCACTTGCAGGTCAGCTAGGCGGCCAGAACAACAACGACTACTCGTCGCCGTTCGACAAGGGCAAGATGGTCGGGCTGACGACCGGGCAGGTGCTGACGGTGTCCGACGGCTCGTCTAACACCAGTGGCGCGATCGTCGCGACTCGCCGCTACATCCGCATTCAGCCTGTCAGGATGACTTGAGACACCTGGTTGTCGATCCGGCGACCGTCGTCCGCGTAGACAGCGGTGCTCCGTCAGACCTGCTTGGCGAGGATACTGACCTATTCATCGATGATGCTACTGGTATCTGGTATGAGCGTCAAAATGGTGTATATGTAGCTTTGCCTGGAGGCGGCGGCGGAACGGCAGGCCCTCCAGGTCCAGAGGGCCCAACCGGACCAGCAGGGCCAACAGGAGCAACAGGCCCAGCCGGGCCAACCGGCGCTACGGGTTCACAAGGACCCAAAGGCGATCAAGGAGTAGCTGGTCCTCCGGGATCAACCGGCGCGACGGGCGCGACGGGAGCAACAGGATCTCAAGGCCCGATTGGAGCTACTGGACCGCAGGGCACGCAGGGAGTCAAGGGGGATACTGGTTCAACCGGCCCGCAAGGTCCAGTAGGACCACAGGGCGCGGCCGGCACCGGGATCACAATGAAGGGTACAGTCCCGACCTCGGGCGCTCTGCCGCCGACCGGCAACACGCAAGGTGATGCCTACCTCGTCTCGGCCGACGACTCGCTCTGGATCTGGGACGGGACAAAATGGGTCAGTGGTGGTTCGATTCAAGGTCCACCCGGTGCTCAAGGCCCGATTGGCCCGACGGGAGCTACTGGCGCCGCCGGTGCCGCAGGCGCTACAGGTCCTCAAGGCCCGCAAGGAACTACGGGCGCGACCGGCGCTCAAGGACCAACCGGCGCAACTGGGCCAAAGGGCGCGGACAGTACGGTTCCAGGCCCACCCGGAGCTACAGGTGCTACTGGTCCGCAAGGAGTCGCTGGGCCTACAGGTGCGACCGGTGCTCAAGGACCACAGGGCGTCCCTGGTGCGACTGGTCCGGCTGGTCCGCCCGGTCCAGGAGGCGTCAACACCGTTACACAGACTGCTCATGGGCTCGCTGTCGGCGACATCGTGATATTCAACGGCACGAGCTACGTGAAGGCGCAGGCCGATACTGCGGCCCATGCCGAGGTTGTCGGAATCGTAGATTCAGTCACTGATGCCAATACGTTCTCTCTCAGAGTATCGGGACACATGACCGGCCTGTCTGGACTAACGGCTGGCGGCGTCTACTTCTTGTCACCAACGACGGCTGGCGCGTTGACTCTGACCGAGCCTTCCACTGCAGGGCAGATCTCCAAGCCGCTGATTGTTGCTGACTCGGCGACATCCGGCTACTTCTTCAACTGGCGCGGCGAGGTACAAGGAGCGGGCGGCAGTAGCAGCGGTGGAGGCGGTGGCTCCGCGATCCCTGGGGAAGTCAAGATGTGGCCCGGATCGGCATTACCGGTACAAGCCAACTACGGTCTCTGGGTCTGGGCGGATGGGGCAGCCTACAGTGCGACCACATATCCGATCGCAGCCGGAAACATCGCTGTTGCCTGGAAGACTGCTTATGGCGCCGCCGATCCTGGCGCTGGCAACTTCCGCGTACCCGATCTGCGCGGCGTCGTTCCGACCGGCCTCGACCAGATGCCAGGCGGCGCACGCGCGAACCGGATCACTCGCGCGGCCGCAGCGGTGCTTGCCGCATTCACCGGCGAGGAGACTCATAAGCTCGTCACTGCCGAGATGCCCGCGCACGGTCACGGCGTTCTCGGCGGCGGCGGAGTCACAGGCGGTGGCTCGTTGATCCGTACGACCAGTGATGGCTCAACAACTGGATACGCTGGACTCATTCAGAACGCGGGCGGCGATGGTGTACACGAGAACCTGCCGCCGACCGTGTTCGTCCCCTACATCGTGAAACTGGACGGCTAATGTCATCGCACTCGGCATTCTCGGTTCCACCTAGCATCCCGGCTGGCGGAGCGACCGGTACAGTCCTGGCCAAGAGGACTGCTTCAGACTACGACACTCTGTGGCAGGCGATAGCGGCCGGTGGCGGTCTGACCTACAAGGGCGACTACGTTCCCGGTAGTTACAACGACGGCGACATCGTCGTCTACAACGGCATAGCGTACGTCGCAGACAAGCCAACGTCGAACGCTCCCGTTCCGTGGACGCAGCAGGGAACTCCGTATGCCCCATCCGGACTCGTCCCGATTGCAGATATCCTGCTCGCCAGCCCGCAGGTCAATATCGACATTCAGAACATCCCGCAGAACTACGCCAGTCTGTTACTCTACACGGTGCTTCGTGATGACAGCGCAGGCGCTGGTCTGACCGCCGCGTCCGTTCGCTTCAACGGTGACGCCGGTGCGAACTATGACGTCCAGTATTTGGAAGGGCAAGGTTCAACTGCAGGTGCAGGAGAGAGCTACGCGAATACGTCCCTGGGATTGCCGCTGGAAGCGACGAATGGCAACCCAGCCGGGCTGTTCTGTGAGGGTGAGTTCTCGATCCCGAGCTATGCTGGAGTCGTAGCCAATAAGTCGATGCTCGGGGTCACAACCTCAAAGATCGGCGTGTCCAGCGGCAACGAGCGCACTCGCACCGCTGGCGGACATTGGCGTAGCTCGGCGGCGATTAACCGCATCACTATCACGCCAGGCCTGGGCAGCAACTTCGTTGCCGGGTCACGCGTGACGTTGTACGGGATGCTCGGCACATTGCCAGCTATCGTACCACCGGCGCTTTCCGCTCCTGTTCCGGCAACGACATTACCGGTTACTCCTCAGGATGGTCAGCAAGCAATTCTTGTTGATAACACTGCCGCTCCTACGTTCTCGTGGTTGCTACAATGGAGCGCCACTGCTGCTCGATGGATCGGTCTACCCGGTTCGGCGGCACAGGCTGAGATCATTACGCAAGAAGGCACGACTAGCGTTGCGTATGTCGATCTCACGACCGTCGGCCCGTCGATCGTTGTTCCTCGTGCCGGCTCTTATGAGATTTCGTTTGGCACGCTCGTCACCGCGAGCATCGTCAATTATATGTTCATTTCGCCAAAGCTTGGCGCTGCCGCTGCGCAGGACAATGACGGGATTCTCTGGGCGAGTCCCTCAGCTACAGTGAATGGTGCTTCTATGGCACGCACGATCCGTCGTACGCTTGCGGCTGGTGATACGGTGAAGCTGCAGTACCGCGTCAATACCGCCTCGAACGTGAACGCGCAGAATCGTTGGCTGTCGATCAAGCCGGTGCTGCTAACATGAGTGTTGATCCTCGCACTACTCCACCGCCCGCCACTACAGATTGGGTACCAATCTGGAACATGGGCAACCCGCCGCCTGTTGGCCAAAGTGAGCTGTCATACACCGAATACATCACTGACGTCACTGTGACTGCTACCACTGAAGCGAGTGCCGCTGTTGTAGTCTCGGCTCCAGCAATCACATTCGATGGTAGGCCAGTCTTAATTGAATTCTTTTCTCCAGGTGCGCGACCTGATGCTGGTGCAGCAAACCGCACACTCAATCTGTGGCTCTATCTAGATGGTGTTTCTATCGGTCGCTTCGGAGTTGTTGTTGTTCCGGTAACGGGAGTAGTTTACGTACCCATCTTTACCGGGCGTCGTCAAACACCTTCGGCTGGTTCACATACCTATTCAGTTCGTGCGTCAGTTGATGCAGGAACAGGTGCAGTCCTCGGCGATCCGGGTGGAACTGGTCAGTATGTGCCGGGCTTCATTCGCATATCACAAGCGAACATGGCATCCGGCCCACAAGGTCCACCAGGTCCTGCTGGCGGGCAGGTGCTACTCTGCTCAAGTATCCTTGCTGCCAACGCGAACAACTTTGACACGCAGGCTCTGATCGGTGGAGCAATCCCGCAGACCTACAACCATCTGAAGGCTATGCTCGTCGGTCGTGATACCAACGCTGTCCAGTTTGATGTTTTGAACTGGCAGTTGAATGGCGATGCTGGAGCTAACTACGACTATCAGAAATATTGGGGAGTTGGAGCTACAGCGCAATCAGCCGAACTATTTGGTGGCACAAACTTTGGTCAATATCCTTTGGCTGGTGCATCGGCTCCTGCTGGCGTTGTATCATCAGCGATCTTGGACTTCCCTCTATATGCACAGTCTGTATTCAATAAGACTGTCCAGGGTGCGCTAGTCGGTAAAGGCGGAATAGCGACAGGCAACATGCGCGCCGAGACAATCGGCGGATTCTGGCGCAACTCTGGACCGATTACCAGGATTGTGGCGTCTCCTGGTGGCGGACAGTTCCTCGCTGGATCAGCGTTCTATCTCTATGGCGTGGTATAGGTCAGCCGCGAAAAGTGAATATGACCGCGAGTACGACGACCATCCAGAAGACGACCAGCCATAGCCAGAGTGCGCAAGGCTTCATCGTAGAGCGTACTCGCACCACTTGTACTCATTCTCCAGTTTGACGACCGCCGTCCGGCCCCACCTTGTATCGTCTGTCCGCATTGCCCAGGTAGCGACGAGGCGCAGACGGCCCTCGATTGACGTGAGATGGGCAGGCCCGAAAGCCTCCCAGTTCAGATGTATTGCGGTTAGCCGTATCTCCTCAGTCATCTGAACCTTTGGCTTCCGGACCTGCCACCCGCGTAGGCTCTGTTCCAGAGCATGAGAAACTCGCCGCGAACGCCTCTTGTCCAAGGCAAGTTCCTCGGCTCCGGCATCCGGGCCTAAGCGCCCAACAATACTACCGGTGATCCGGACGATCGAGAAGACGCGGGTCAGGCGCTCGATCTCATGATCAGTGATGATCTTCCGATCAAGGTAGCTTGGCAAGGCGATCCCCGAGTCATACCAGTTTTCGAGGTATCCCTTACCGCTGTCCCCGGCCCTAACCATCGGGATCCTCCTCTCGCCATGTAGGAGCCTGTTTCTCGTCTTTCCAAGGGGGACCCGGCCGACCGTCGCCTTCCCTTGTATCGTCGCCTCTTACAACAGCGTACAAGGTCGTCCGGCGCTCTCGGAAGTCGGTGATCTCGACGGGCGGACGGACGACGACGCCGGTAGCAAAACAGGCCGGACAGGTATCCCCGTTCATGAACGTGACCACGCGACAGCCGAACGCCGTACAAGCGTACAAGAAACTGTCTGAAGATTTATTCATCGAACTCGCGCTCCCGTCGAGCCACCAGGTGGGCTTGTTTGACCATGCTTGGATGGACAACACCATTGCGCCTATCCTCGACACGCTTTCTCTGAAGCCCGTCGAGGATAAGCTGAGCCGTCCTCAACTGGACGGTGCAATGGTGGTCGTGAATGATGCGGTACATGGTAGACGTGCCGATGCCAGCATAGTCGGCTGCAATCTCCGGACTGCCGCATCTGAGGATAAGTTCAGCCATATGCGGCTTGATCTTTTTGCAGTCGATGTTCTTCGGCACGTACGTCATCTAGTCCTTTCGTTCGATCCTGTGACGCTCCGATCGGAACACCCTATTGTCTTCCCGAGCCCAAGGGAAGTCGCACTGTCCCTCGACATTCTCCCAGCCCTGGAAGGTGCACTTGTGTCCTCCGTACTCCTCAGGGCCATGAGTTTTTTCACAGGAGATTTTGATGTACGGTTCGAGGTAGTCGTACCTTGCCACCAAGATATCCCGCATGGCCCTCATGACCGACGTGATCTCCCACTGGAAAAGTGAGCAGCCCCGGTAGGCGTAGACGTTCATGAACTCCCGTAGGCTGTACTCGCAGAGGATGTAGTTGGTCGTGCCCTCCGGGAGGACGTAGCGAGCGTCCTGGTAGCTGATGTCCTCGTCACAGGCCATCTCGTACGCCTTGTGTACCATCATTATGGTCGAGGTCCAGAACTCACGTAGCTGCTCTGAACCGTTCCAGACTGACTCCGGGATCCGGAACTCAGGCTGCCGGCCATAGAAGCTCGCCCGCATCGATTGCTGATGGAACGCTGCGCGTCGGCTGCGGACGATCTGGTGCGTACAGGCTCGCGAGACTCCGCTCACCTCAAAGACGACGACCTGAGATTCCAAGGCAGTCTGCAAACCGCCCTTCAGCATCTCCTCCCAATCACGGTCGTCTCTGTCCGGCTCGTTGAGGTCGATACCGATGGTCGCCCGCGTAGCCTTGGACATGACCTTCTCGAAGTTGGGATTGAGTCCCTGTACGAGATTGACGATGATCCGGTCGTCTCCAACCTGGAGTTCTCCGTTATCGCTCGGCGAGACGTGATGCCCGTCGTTCATCGAGTGACGGTTAAACGCCACGTCGCGGAGGAGCGGCGTCTCAGTCCTGTCTCTCCAGTCCCGAGACGCCGCATACTCTTTGAGATCCCTCCGCTCCATCTACTTACCCGCCGCAGACTTGATCGCTCTGCCTTCTCTGCTCGTTGCGCTCGGAACTGCTGCCTTGAGCTTCGCGAGCGGTCGAGCCTTGATCGTGATCTTCGCAGGGGTCGCTGCGTCGAGCTTGCGAGTGGTTCCGTCGAACGGGTTGCGTACGATTGCGCCCTTCTTCTTGCCTGGGCGATAGCCGTACTTGAGCGAGATGTACCCGGACAAAGTGACCTCTTCACCCTCCGAGAGTCGCTCAGCGATCGTCTCGAAGAACGTGTCAATCACGGCCTTGATGTCGGCACGTGGTGCCTCCAACTCGTCCGCGACATCGCCTACGATCTGTGCCAACGTTGCTGCCATGCTCCCTCCATTCGATGTGTTAGTTGAAGTACCCGGCGCAGGGCGGGAAGGTATTGGGCCACTGCCCCTGCATCCAGGAGTACGAGTAGCCGTGCGCGGCTGCCTCCGCATCCGCTATCGCGAACACTTCGGACATCGGAGCAGAGTCCCAGTTCACGTTGTGTCCGGCCCAGCCCCAGGTCATCTGGAGTGGACCGTGGTACGTGCCCGTAGGATCGTCTCCGTTGCCTTCCCCTCCGTGAATGCACTCCCAGCCTGCATAGTGGGACGACACCGTCACCCTCGGGTGCAGCGCCGCCATGGTCTGGTGATACTCGCGCTTCAGCCACTTGACTGCCGTACATGACCATTTCTTCGCGTAGTGTCTGCCTTGCTGGCAGACGTACCGAGCATGTTTCAAGTTCGTCAGTTGCGAATGCATCCTGCAGGCCAGCGACTTGCAGAGAGGCTTCGCGACAAGGTATGCTTTTGCGTCCGTCGTCCCAGCCAGGACGAAGACAGCACACGTGGTAGCGATGACGTATTTCACTATGGCTCCAGGATTGTTGACAGGCCTCGCTGTTTTCCGGCCCAGCGGCTTGGCCGACTATCGGCTCACACCATACGACCTCCTTAGATCTGGGCATCACATACCCAGATATCGCTGACCTGAATCTCTCTCGCCGCGCGCCACCCGCGCTTCACTCCGCGCACGACCAATACGTCCTCGTGTAGGTCAATCTTCCAGAGCAGTTTCTTCAGATGCGGATAGCGCCAGCGAGTCACTCGCAAGGACAGCAGATCCGTGCCGTCATAACCTACGACAAGCATCCATTCGTTCAAGTGCGGGTCTCTCACCGTGGCTGGATCAAGCTCCTCGCCCGTCCGTGCTCGGTTCACTTCAAAGAGGTCACGAAGGTTCTTGTGAACAGCAACTCCGACCCACACGACTTCTTCGTCCTCGCCTCTTTCGTAGGGTACCTCGATCGCGGTATGAGTGGGTGAAGGTAGCCCTAAGCGGGGAAGATCCTTCTTGACGGCTTGTATCATCTTCTCCAGCCGCTCGACGCCGAACGGATCCTCAGCCGTTGCATGCTCGACTAGGTTCACGATCGTCTTCTCGCCGATGCCGTGAACCTCGATCAGGGATGACCAATCGACTCCGCGCCAGTCCTTGACTCCGTCGCGCCAGTCCACGATCTTCGCGGCCATCTTCGGCCCGACACCCTCGATCTGATCGAAGCCAGGACGCAGCTTGCGGCGACCCACTCTCTTCCAAGTCAAGTCAGAGTGGCGGAGGTCGTAGGGCAGGATCTTGAAGCCGTGACCGATCGCGTCGCGCAGCATAATGACCTGCCCGTCGAGCTTCGCGCGTGATACGCCGGTTGCCTTCACGGTGTCGCCGCTCCGTCCGGTGCCCTTCTTGTCCGCGCGATCGAGCATCGCCGCGTAGAACATATCCGGGTGGTGTCGCTTGAACCACATCGTCCACCAGGCCAGGTATCCATACGAGACCGAATGAGCAAAGTTGAAGGCGTAGGAGCCTGCCGTTGTACAAAGACCCCAGATCCCGCGAGCCGTCTGCTCGTCCATATCGGGGTGACGGATCTGACAGCCTGCCCAGAACCGCTCCCATTGCCGGTTGAACTCCTGGTCGCCGAGTTTACGGCTGATGATCTTGCGGATGTAGGCGGCGTGCGTCCAGTCGAAGTTCCCAACCTCGCGGACGATGCGCAAGATCTGCTCCTGGTAGACGACCTGCCATTGGGTGAAGGCGGTGATCTCGTCGAGCGCCGGATGGACAAGGGCAGGCTTCTTGATCCCGCGCTTGATGTCAACGTAGTCGGAGACCGCGCCGTTGTGGAGCGGGCCAGGACGGGCGAGCGCAGTAACGTGGCACACTTCTTGGAAGTCGTCCGGCTTGACAGATCCGTTCACCATGCGCATCGCCCGGCCCTCAAACTGGAAGACTCCGATGACGTCATTATCCTTGAATCCCTCGATCACGACAGCGTCCTCGATCGGAATGTCATACAAGAAGGACGACGGCTTACCGAGCATCTTGCACATACCGACGAGTGCGTCGATAGCGGAGAGCCCCAGCAGGTCGATCTTGAGGATGCCTAGCTGCTCGGCGTCGTACTTGTCGATGGCAACTACCTGAACGGTTCGCTTCCTGACTTCGCGCTCCAAGATCGAGGTTACCTCGGTGATGGGCCGGTTCGACACCGCGACACCGGCCGCGTGAATGCCGAAGCCTCGAACGTTGCCTTCAAGTCGCGTCGCCTTGAGTAGGTTCGGCTGCCGCTCGATTACATTCTGCGCTTGCTCGAACTGGTCGATTGTATCTTCGATGGTGGCGCTGGCTCGGAGGTCTCCGGATGATCTTTCGAGAAGGACATCCTTGATCTGATCCACCTCAAACTTCGGGATCCGGTAGACACGAGCGATGTCATCCAGCGCGATCTTCGATTTGAAGGTGGAAAAAGTACCAATGTTGGAGACGTACTCTCGACCATACTTTGTAACGAGATAGTCCACAATTTCCCCGCGCCGAGTGGACTCAAAGTCAAGGTCAATATCCGGCAGATCCTCTCGGGTGATGTCAATGAATCTCTCGAACACGAGAAAGGGAAAGAGCATCGGGTTGACTTCTGTGATGCGCAGAATATAACAGACCAGACTCGCAGCAGCTGACCCTCTTGCCGGGCCAACTCCAATGTCCGCATTTTTGGCGAACTGTACAAGGTCCGACACGACAAGGAAGTAATCCGCATAGTCTTTCCCCCTGATGATTGACATCTCGTAGCGCAGCCTCGCTTTGTACGCGCGAGCGTCGCGCGGAGAGAGTCGGTCGAAGCCCCGAAACTTCCATCCCTTGCGAAGCCAGTCCTCGAACAACTCCCATCCGTCTGTGAACCCGGACGGAAGCGGGAACCGTACCATGGGCAGATGCGGGAGCTTGACGTTCATATCCTCGGCGAGTTCGGCGGTGAGGTTGATTGCTCGGATCGCCTGATCGCGAGGGATCCCGGTCTCGGTCAGTAGCTTGAGGAGATGACGGTCATTCAACGGCGGACAAAGCTCGGCGGCATAGCCCCAGTTCTGCGCTTGTTCTTCGAGCGTCTGTTTGGCGCCACCCCGGATCGAGTGGAGGATCTGCTGCATCTCCTTCTCGGTCGGCATGGTATAGTGACAGTCGAGAGTGACCGCCAGCGGGATGTCTAGCTCGCGGGCGATCCTTGCGATCATTGGGTTAGCTTCGTTGGTCTTGTCTAGAGCCGGGAACCCTTGCACCTCAAGCACGTAGGCGTCGCCCAAGGCTCGTTTGAATCGGGCTGCGACAGCAAGACCTCTCTTGTATCCAGCCTCCGAATCAGGAATGTGTTTTCCGCCCACCAGCGAAGTGAAGAGCAGACTGCCTTGGCATCCGCTGAGAACAACAAGCCCGTCTCGATGTTCACGTAGCATTTGTCCAGAGACAGTTGGTGCGTAGTAGAATCCTTCTGTATGACTACGGGAGACAAGTCGGAGCACATTTTGATATCCCTCCTGGTCGTTGGCGAGTACGGTCAGGTGGTTCTTCAGTTGCGATCTGCGGTCAGGGTCAATCTCGCCACAGTAAAGCTCGATGCCGAAGATCGGTTTGATCCCAGTCTCGTTCGCGGCCTGCTCAAACTTCACATGACTCATAATGTTTCCATGCTCAGTAAGAGCTAGCGCGGAGCCATTAAGTTCGCCAATACGCCGGCAATGTGCCTCGGGCAGAGCGTATCCGTCCAGGAACGAATAGGTCGAGTGATGATGGAGCGAGACGAACCGCATCGGCTTGGTGAGGCGCGGGTTGCGGAACGTCCTCTGCTCCTTCCGGATGAGGGCAGGGTCGTCGTGCTTGTGACCGAACGCTCCGAGCTTGGCATGGTCGGGAGACTCGCCGCGCTCGATGCGTCCAGTGACGCCGAGCTTCGCATGGCCAGGGGATTCTCCCCGTTGTATCATCCGCTCATGCCTCGCTCGATCTGCTTGACGAGGAAAGCCGCGTAGTTGATGACGTCAATCGCGTCCTCGACGATCGCCGAGTCGAGTGCGTCGTGCGTCATATCGAGCACTCGCTCACGGTGAGAGTAGGCAGCTTCGATCCGCATGACACGCTCGCGTAGCTCGCGGATCTTGTCGGACGGCGGCCACTCCAGCCACATCTGTCCTCGGACCTGCGACCTCATCTTGAACAACCTGTTCGCTCGATCGAGAATGTCGCTATGCTCCTTCTCAAAGTTATTCGTCATTCTGCTCCCTCCAGGCGGCGATCCTATCCAGCGCGATCTCATGCGCAGACTTGAGATCGGTCGAGACGCTGTACAGGGCTCCCGCGTTGTAGTGGTTGGCAACCTGCATTACCCGACCGGGGAATAGGACGTTCGCGGCCTCACACATCTCGCTCAGATCATCGAGGACGAGGACAACTCTCTCCGGATTGATGCGACCGGCTAGCTGGGCATACTTGTCCTCATCAAACAACATGCCGTCGTACTCGATGTGGTAGCGACGGAGCCACTCGACCGTATCCGGCACGATGTTGTCGAGTGAGAGGTACGGTCGTGTCGTAGTCATCCATAGCTCCGCGCCGGCATCCTGTATATCCCAGCAGAGCTTCTGGGCGCCATCGAGGATCGGCATGGTTCGTTTCATACCGCCCTGCCGGTAGGCAAGCTTGATCTGCCGGAAGGTGTCGATCGAGATAGCGAAGGCATCCTCGCACCAGGCGCTGAAGGACTCTGATCCGTCGTACGTCGGCATATCCGGATGCGCGTCGTATCCAAGCCAGTCCTCGGTGAAGCTCAGGAAGTGAGTGTGATAGTCTCCGAGCGTCCCATCGATGTCGATAGCGACGACCGGCATGATCTTATCACCGCAACGACTGCAGAACACCGAACGTCTCCTCGTAGACTTGATGACAGAGGATCTGCTTCTCCCAGGCTCCAAAGCGTCCCAACTTGACGATCTTCGGGCGGCAGTCACAGGTAGTCCAGAGCGGCTTGTATCCGACGGCAACCTCAAATCCATTCCTCGGGCCGGGATCGAAGCTGTACTCATACGAGCGATGCCCGCCGATCACTGAGTAGCGGTAGAAGGTATGGACAGTTGAGCCATTGTACACCATGAGGTTGTGCCTCATTTCCGTCTGCTCATGGCGGACCCAGACCCTCTGCGAATGGAAGACATGGTCTCGATAGCAGAGGATCGGTCGAGGGATCGTCGAGATGACAAGATCGTACGCTTTGAGTTCCGTCCTCAGAAGATCCTTCGCATCCATATCGGTGATGCGGTGAGAATAGAGCGCCCACAATTTGTCGTAGGCGTTCGGGAGACTCCAGGCATCGATGAACCCGGTCTGGAACTTGTCCCAGGATACTTCGTGTTGCGGGTCGCCGTAGACATTCTGCGCGTAGCCCTCGCGTGTCCCGGTCTTGAGAATGCGAATCTTCAGTTCCGGCCGATCGGGACAAACCTCGGGGATCGACTTGTGCAAGAACATCGCGGCGTAGATTCGCGACTTGAACTTGTGTGAGTAAATGTCTGGGTCGTATCCGGCTCGGACGCAGGCGTGCATCGCGAGTAGACCGGACGGGCCGCAGCCGAGGATCGCGATGTTCACCATGAGACCTCACGGAGTAGCTGATGAAGAGTCGGCTGTACCATAGAGTCTGCTCCCTCCTTGCTGATCATTCTCGCGTTCCAGAGCTTGTTGATAATAGCGTTCGCCTGTCCTCGTTCAACGCCCAGGACCTCCTCTACGTCTTGCCGTCGAAAGCTCCCGTTGGAGCGCATGAGTTTGGCGAGACCGCGATGCTCAATCAAGAAGCGGCGGATCTCATCCTTGTGTTCCTCAGCTGTCTCTATCTCGTGTAGCCGCTCGCGTGAATGCTCCTCGTACCCGATCGCTGGCATTTCGTAGATCATGTTCATGAACGTCACCGCGTCCTCGACGTGCGCCTTGGTGACAACGACCTTCTCGCACGACGCATCTGTGCTGAATGTTCTCGCCGCGAGCGCGCAGGCTACTCGGGCGATCTTGATTCGGATGTTCGCACCCTGTACAAGCGGCGGATCCTCGATGTAGCGCGAGCCCATATCGAGCGCCGATCGAAAGACGGCATCCTCAGCGCCGCGAGCCCAGACGATCTGATCTGGCTGGCGGGTCCATGCCCACATCAGGAGTGTATGGCAAGCTTCGCTCGTGAAGCGTAGACTGCCTCTCGCCTGAAGCGGCCGGTTGATGATCTCCTTCGATACGTCGGTCATCGTCACGATCATCGCGAGGTCGAAGCGGGCGATGTCCTCCGGATTCCCGATCAACGGTTTGAGGCAGTCGATCCCGTACGTGTACTGGTTCATACCGCCATCTCTCGGATTCCCCATCCAAAGTAACCGCGTCCGAGCGTGCGTCATATCCTGCTCGATCTTCGTCAGCTTCGCTACTCCGGACGCGCGGATGTCGCTCATCTTGGAGATGTCTTCCGGCTGGAGCCCGGATAGCTCATCGATCACGACGATCCGCTTGTCGTTAATCGGGATGACACCCCAGGTAATGACCCACTCCTTCCCGCCTACCTGTTGTAGGCCACCGACCAATCCCGCGATCGTCGCGCCCTCGCCTCCGACTATCTCGCCTGCTCCAAAGTGCCTTACAAGCCGCTCCGCCGCCTCGGACTTGCCCGTACGGGTGTCGCCTGCGATCAGCGTCTCTAGCCAACCGCGATGCTCCAGCTTCCCGTCGAACTTGAACGAGAGGACGCTGTGAAATGTCAGGTCCATCATGGCGTGCATCTCCGGCCGACCGATGATGTGGGTCACGTGTTCCGCCAGCTGCCGGTTGATCTCGCCGAGCTTTCGCAACGGTCTCTGCCCGCGACGCGGAGAGAACCGAGACATGAGCTTGACCGCTTCGGGAGTAACATCGAAGTGGTCCACGCTCGTCTCTTGCCTGACTATGTCCCAAGCGAGGAACTCGTTGTGCTGTGAGCGCGGGTTGGGGTAGAGCGCGCCGGTCGCGACGATCGTGCTGTTGTTAGCGGTATCGTGTCGGCCGACGCTTGTGATCTTGAGGTTCTTGTACTCGCTGGTCTGCGTCCCGTCGGCGTGATCGACGCTGGGTCGCGCAATCAGGACTTCGACCGATTGATGCTCTCTCGTCTCTATCTCCAGCTTGGAGCATTTGACGGCACCGTATTCTGCTCGCAGGATGTCAAAGAGCTTCTCCTTGGGAGCGTCGATCATTTGCAAGACGACCGGCGATGATGGGCTGATCTCTACATCGGCCTCTCCGTCCGCAGTGAACAAGGGACAGTAGGGACACTTGGTCGGTCCTGCGTCTCGGGTACATTCCAGGTGCGCCTTCTTGGGCAGGATGTAGCCTGGTTCCTTTCGGCCCTTGATCGTGACCTGGACCTTGACCGGCTCGGCCACCTTGCGCGAGTCGAACGTTTCCAAGACGGTGATTATCTCCGGCTCGCGTAACTCCTTCTCCTGCCTTCTCCAACTCAAAGCATCGGCGAGAAGCGATTCAAAATCTGCTCGGTCATGCTCCATCCAGAAGTCGGATAGATCCTTGCCGTGTTTGGGGATGACCGAGTAAGGAAGCTCGGCGATGCGGACATCGATCCCGATGCGAGACAAGGCACGAGCGATCTTCCTGGACCCCGAGACGCCTTCGACATCGCGGTCTTGGCAGATGTAGACAAGCTTGTCCTTGAAGGCTTCGTTCCAGCGATGGTACCAAGTACCGGCTCCCGATGTACGGGTGACGGCCGGGAAGCCCATCTGTATTGTCAGGAGCGTGTCCCACTCACCTTCGCAGATGATGACGCGCTCGGCGTCGTCGAGGATCTTGACCGGGTATAGCTCGGTCACTCTCATCCCCTTGACGCTCCAGATCTTGGTATCGCCCTTCGGGTTTGGTGTGTAGCGGCGGACGTTCCAGATGGCTCCGTCCTCGCCGCGTACGGGGATCGTGTACACGTCTCGTGCGGCGTCCCAACCGATATCGAAGTCCATGAGTGTCTTGGTATGGATGCCGCGCTCCGTAACGAGGTAGTCAAGCGCATACTCGTTCGACAGGAGCGCGGACGCCCACCCTTTGATCATGCCTTCGTTGACCCGCTCGTCTGGCGTCGAGTCGGGCCGAGAGTGACCGTTCATCTTGGCCGCTCCCGGCTCGACCCAACGCGACTGAGCTTTGATCAGATCGAGCACGCCGCCACCACCGCAGCCCGCGAAGCAATACCACGTACCGGTGATCCGATTCAGAGAGGCAGACCGCCTCTCGTCGCCATGCAGCGGGCAGTACATATCCCACTCGCCGTTGGCACGTGGCTTGCCTATCAGGTACGGCTTGAGTAGCCGGATGTGTCGATTACTGACCTGAGGCATGACTGCTTAGAACGGCTCGCCAGCGCGGTCGTCCTTGCGGAGCGCCTCGATCAGCTTCGCCTTGGTCTGGCGACCGACGATCTTGACCGCTGCGCCCTGTTCGATCCGCGTAGCAACCTCATCCTTGAGGTCCTGATCGGGCCATTCCTCGTAGTCATCCTCTGGTGCGCCATCACCCTCCTCGCCACCGCCCCCGGCTTGTTCGGCGTATTGGGTGATGTGCTCGATCATCTTCGATCGAGTCTTGCGTCCGGTCAGGTTGCCGGAGATGCCGAGTTCTTCGATGTACGTCTTGAGGTCATCATCTGCCCAATCGGCGTAGTGCTCCGGATCCGTCTTGAGATCCTCCAGAAGCTCCGGATCGATGTCAGACGACGCCTTCGCCTCATCCTCGTCTTCGCTTTCGTCTTCATCCTCCTCCTCAGGCTCGCCGTTGGTGCCCTGCGCTTCCAGGATGGCCTCGATCGCCTTGGCGGAACTGAAGCGACCGGCGAGCTTGATCCCGCGAGCCTCCAACTCCTCCTTGAGGTCGTCGTTGTCCCAGTCGGCCAACTCCTCCTCGCTCAGCGGCTCATCGTCGCCCTCCGCCGATGCCGTGGCGGATGCTCCGTTCTCGGACGGCTCCTCGCCGGGCTTGAACAGGTTCTTGACCCGTCCGCGATAGTTGCCGTCGAGGTCGGTGTCAGCCGAGACCTTGACCGTCACCGGCTTGTTCTTGAGCTTCGTCGGGTCGATGGCGCCGCGAGCCGGCAGTCCCATCGCGTCGGTGAACTCGCGGAGCTTCCACTTCGTCGCAGGGTTGTCGAGTTGAATGTACGTCCAGAGACGAGCGAAATCGTCTCCCACATCAACGACGACTTCCAGATCGTTCACGGCTTCGCCACGTACGTTCTTCGTGCGATGCGTGACGGTGACGATCTTGCCTTTGTAGAGCGCAGGCTGCGGCTGTTCCGCTCCGCCGCCGGACTCGACATCACTAACGTCGTACTTGATTGACGCCACTTTGCTCCCTTCTTCGTCTTCTTGGACCAGCCCCATTAACCGACGGTCTGCTAGCCATGATCGCTTCCGTGATGCCTGGCAGGGTCGGGTTGACTATGTCCCCGTCACCAAAGACCGAGCTACCGTCGCGAAGCTTGAACTGACACTTCGCGTAGTACCGCTCTGTCTTGTTGGTATGGAGGACACGTACTTGGCGCTTCCTGTTTCCTCTCTCTCGCGTCTCTACCTCCATGTAGCCGACGATGTTCATCATGCCGCAGATCTTCGACGGCATGTTCTTGCCCTGGATCCATGGCCAGAGGCAGGATGGCGTCAACTCGTCGAGGACGTTATTCGGCTCCCACCAAAAAGAGTGAGCCGTGATCCCGAGGTTGACAGATCCGTCTCCTACGCAATGTCGGACCCATTGCGCCAAGCGCCACATATTGACGCGGTACTCGCCGCGATCCGGGCCGAACTGCTCACGCTCCTTGCGAGCTTGTGAGCCGACCGGCCCTTTCTTGTCGAGGACGCCTTCATAGACGTCATCGAGTCCGATGTCCTGGAGGAGACTGATCGAGTCGATCCAAAACCAATCCCAGGCGGCACCTTCATGACGGACGTACTCAAGCCCGTCGAAAATCTCCTCCCAGTTCTTGACGATCATCTCCTGCACACCGCTCCCAATGATCGGGTCGGTGTGGTCGATCGGCGGTCGCATGATCAGGATCTTGTAGTCGCTGCCGCCCGTACCGATGAAGCTCGTTTTGCCGGTTCCGATATCCGCGTGTAGGAGCATATTGATCTTGCTCGACGCGCCGACGGGTTTGATGTCAGGCATCTTGGTACTCCTCAAACAGACGGTCTATGTCCTTCTGGCAGTCGATGATCGCGTCCGCGAGCTTGATCTTGTCCTCTTCATCCATCATGGCGTGCTGCTCGGCTAACGATCCGAGTCTGCTGGCCTGTGCAATGGCTTCAAGGAACTCGGTGGCGACCTCTAGGCGTGGCCTTGCCATCGATCCTCCTAATCTTGTTAGCTTGCTTTGATGAGTCGCTCGGCTTTCATGAGACGACGTTCACGCTTCTCGATATCGAGATTCTTCAGATCCTCCCAGTGATTGGCCTGCCATCGAAGGCTCCATACCTTGACGTCGATAGCGTCGTCAGCGCATCCTTCTACGAACATGACCTCCATCAGTTCGAGTAGAGTAGTTCTTTGGCCCATATGGATCCCTCTGCCTCGTTTGAACTGTTGCGTCAAGACTGAAGGATTCTTAGAGAACATGAACCTGTCTTTACTGTTGTCGCAACAGCAGAGGTAATACCCTTCGCAGTCTCGCCGAGCGTGCTTGCGAGCATCGGTGCGCACGACGCGGGCAAAGTAGCCTTCGGTGCAGTTCAAGAACTGCATGGCTTCTTGCATAGTGAACTGGTGCTCGACCTTGAAGTGCTTAAAGAGACGGATATGGCTGGCAATCATGATTCTGCTCCCTCCCGTTCGTTGCTGACTTCGTAGACGTAGACGGTCTTGCCTTTGATACGCCGCCTGTTTCGTACCTCGATGTCCTCGCGGATCGTAGTGATGTGCTCCTCTAGTTCATTCAGATAGTTCAGTACCGTCTTGCGCTGTGATTCCGTCAGATTGAACTCTCGGAGATCAAGTTTCATCGTCCGGGTTTTAATACAGACGGTAGTCATAGGATTAATGAAGACATCATCGAGAGTTTCCTCGCCACCTTCATCTTCATCGTCGTCCCCATCGTCATCGCTGTCGTCTTCGTCGTCTTCATCATCATCCCCCGAGCTACCGCTACCGCCCGAGCTACTCCCGCTCGATGTGGAGGCATCGTAGTAGTCGGACCAATCTGGAAGTTCATCCACGTCCAGATCGACCTCCTCGCCCGGAGTGAGTCCGGCCGACGATGGCACGATATCTTTGTCGGCTGCCTCCTCCCATGCCCGCCAGTAGCGCATTACCCGCGCGGCAGTGGTCCCTGCCAGATCAGCAAACTTCTTGGCGCTGATCTTCTCGTCGTTTCGATTAGAACGACGAGATCCACGTTCGTTCTGACCTTTGCCTGGCTCGACGTTGCGGGCAACAAGCAGACCGAGACGCCAACCGCCTTGCCTCGTGTGGAGCCCGAACTCTCGGGCGTCTAGCTCAACGCTTGCTTCCATGCTCCCTCCTCATTTCGTCTCTCCAGCGTACACTTCGTGCTCCGTGTACGGATCCCACTTCTTTGTACTATGCTCTAGCATCTCCTTCCAGTCGGCACCGATTTCATGAAGCTCGCAGGAATCGAATAGCCAGCACCCTGGACATGTAAACTGTCCTTGGTTCTTATATGCGGCGACCGGCGGTGATCCGTCTGGCTGTTTCCCTTCCGCGCGGATCCGCGCTATATCGGCAAATTCTGCGAGCACTTGTGATCGCGCTACCTCGCGCTCATTCCAATCGCGGTAGATCGGAGTGCGGCTGAAGTAGGCGGGCGGTTGCTGCTTGCTGTACGCGCCGTCCTTGTTGAGGTAGATTCTCCGGTTGTTCACTAGCTCGTACGGTCGCGAGTCGGGGAGAGCCTTGCGCAGGTGGTTATACATCATGCCAGCTGGCTTCTCGTTCGGCTTCAGCAATCCCTTCTCGTAGATCCAGTCAAGCCCCCACGTCCAATAGCCGGTCGCCTGTAAATCGAGCGCGAGGTACATGACGTTGATTGCCTTCGCCGTCTTGTGGTCTACGATGCTGAGTTTCTTCGTTCGCCGGTTGCGCCAGATCCCGTCGAGGATGCCGACGTAGATGAACAAGGGCTCGCGTTTCGAGTATGGCCACCTGTCGGTTCGGCGCTCGTGGTAGACGACTTGCTCGAACGGCTGCTCGGTTACGATGATCTCCCACTCATCGTCGTGACCGTAGTGCTCGACGTAATGAGTCAGCATCGCCTCGCCTAGCTCGCCTGCCTCGACCCATATCTCGTCGGCCTCAACGTCCGGTACACGGAAGCCGAACTGCTCTTGTAGCTTCAGTTCCGCGTCGTAGTATTTGCGGAAGCTCGCGGCAGGTTTCGGGCCTCGCTTGATCCCTGGTTTGTAGTAGTCCGCGAGTGCCTTATGAACGAGCGATCCGAAGCGTAGGGGCGGAACGTCGGTATTGGGCTTGAGCACTTCCTCGAACTCCCAGTACCACTTCCAATGGCACCGCTTGAACGTACTACGCTCGGACGTACGCAACATTGGGAGACCCGCAACGCCACCGCGCAGTGAGCTGGGCGCGGGCCTCCTCAAATCGCTACGGGTCTCCCGATGCTTCGTTCGTTCCGCACGTGTACGATTTCGCTGAATAGAAGACATGTGCCTGCTCCCTCTGGGGCTAGGGTTCAAGTTCAAGTTAGGGGGTCAAAACAAAGCGGAGGAAAGCCAGTCTCGACCGACCGGGAGACTCTACCGGACGGGCGGATGGAAGTCTAATCGGCTCGGTTTCCGGGGCTTTCCCATCTAAATAACGTACGCGAGGCTCCGAACTGTTTTGAAATGAAAGCCGGTCCTCCGCGCGTATACGCGCCCGAGAGCCAGATCAGCGGTTAGTCTGTTCTCTCGCCTCGCGTACGTTATTTAGGTTGTCGGGTTGACTTGAGGGGAATGGTACACCCGTTACAGGCTCAGAAACAGCGGTGACAGACGTAGCCCAGAGAGCGCAATTCGCTCCGGGCACGACCGGATTGCTTCAGTTCAACAATCCGATCGTCGTACGCGTGTGTGAACACCCACGTACTCGCCTTCACCTGCTTGCCACACAGCGTCGTCCACTTCCCGTTGTCTACTGACTGCGAGACAAAATGGACGGAGCCGTCTGGCCTCGGCTTGGCAAGGGATGCCATACCGATTACCTCCTTCCAAGCGTCATTGATTTACTCCGCCTGCAGGTCACGCAACTCGTTGAGCGGTTCATCCAACTCAGAGAATAGAGCTTCCACCTTGTCGGCTGCCTCGCGCAGAGAGGTAGCAGCACGTTCCCATCTGGCCGTCCTACTCTGTGACAGCTTTTTGAGTATGGTACCCTCCTTTCGGTTCTGGTACTCGACACGAGCACCGGGGTGGGCCGCTCAATTGTCGGCCTCACCCGCTACCCGCTCACTTGTAGTCTTCGGGCTTGCTACCTTCCGAAAACCACTCGTCCATCTCCTTGTAGTCCGCGCTCGACAGGACGCGCGGCGCGGAGACCGTCCTACGCACCCTCGGAGAGCTTGTAGGAGCCTGTTTCCCGCCCTGGCGAGCCTTAGCTGGGCCGTTCTTCCGCTCCCCTTGGCTACGAAGCTCCGCAGCCTTGGGAATCGCGGTCATAATCGCCCAACCAAAAGCCACCAAGAGCACGATGAAGTGAATCATCTTTACCCTTTCATGGCGCGGAAGCCTTGCCTCCGCAGATCGAGGATGTCCTTGTTCACGTCCCACTTCTCGTCGTTCACTTCCTTAATGTACTGCTCCACAGTGCCACGGCTCCGGTACACGAACACCGTGACCTGATGGTACTCATTCGTATCGACTGCGCGATCGGTCAGCTGCTCCTGATCGTCGGGGTTCCAGGTCTCATCGAGAACATGGACCGAAGCCGCCTTGTTCAGCGTAATGCCAACGCCGGCAGCAGCGGTGACGACGATCATAACGCGGAGCTTGCCGCTCTGGAACTCGGCCTGAAGCCGATTGCGTTCCTTCTGCGGCACCCTACCGCTGATGATCGCACATCCGATACCCTGAGAGGTAAGATGGCGGTGAACCATCTCGGCGGTCTCGCGGAACTGAGAAGCCACGATCGCTTGTTCATCACCTTCCGGCTCCTCAGGATCGATGCCGCACTCGTACAACCGTTCGAGTAGCTCTGGCAGCTTCCCTGATTCCTCGGTGGCTCTGACTTTCAAGTCAAGCTTTCCCGTCTCCTTATCCATGCCCAGCACTTCGACCTTGTTCTTATGATTGGCGAACTGCTTGAGCCGGACATACTCCGCGAGCACGCTCGTAGCAGATAGGTGGAACTCGTCGATGCGGATTTCTGCCTGCTTGGCGAACTCGTTGTACTGAGCCGCCTGGCCGGCAGTCATCTTGCACCAGACATCCACCCACTGTTTCTCCGGTAGCTCGGGCAATACCTCGCTCCGGAGCCGACGGATGGCATGCTTGGACAGCATCCGGTAGAAGTCGTCTTCACGACCTCGCTTGATGCCGCCTATCTCCTTGTGATTGCCCCACACCGTATTGATCACGAGCCATTGCGCAGCCCACGTCCACTTCGACGTATGCTGGTTAGGTTCGATGAAGTGCAGAGCGCCCCACAACTTGATCGGCTTGCCGCCCATCGGGGTGCCGCTGAGTGCGTACTTCCGTTCAGCCGCGATCTTGCCTACCGCCTTCGGAAACACGTTCCTGATCTCAGGCAACCCGGTCTTGTGGAACTCGTCAATGGTGACCGAGCCCCAGACCGGAACCTGATCGACGCCTGGGTACGATCCGCGACGGATCATGTCCGCCGTCGTCACGAACCAGAACGGCTTGCCCTTATCGAGGCAGCGTTCAACAACTCGCTCGCAGTCCGCTTTCTCGCGGGCATTGAGATCGCCGTGATACGCTACCACCGGGATCTTCGTCCACCGCTCGATCTCCATTCTCCAAATGGAGTCGATCGTAGACTTGGGCACGATCGCTAGTTGAGGCATCTTCTGTAGTCCCGCCTCAAAGACGGAACCGATCACCTCAGTCGTCTTGCCCAAGCGCGGCTCGTTCAGGTTCAGACAGTTCGTCGTCGCCATGAACTTGACGTCCGCCCGCTGGTACGGTCGGAACCATTCGGTCAGGTCCGGCAGGAGCTTCGCTATCTTCAACTTGTCGATCGCGATATCATCGCTCACGGCGAGTGAAGTTAGGTTGCGCTCCTTCTGGACCTGCCCTCGACCCCACGCCTTGATCGCATCCCCCAGCTGAAGTCCGTCACCGAACTCCGAGCGCAGGGTACGCATGACGTCAAGGTCGAGAGGCAGAGTCCAGTGAGCCTGCCCGACGGATCCGGCCTTGTCGTGAGGGACAAACCGAGCGCCGGGAACGCGCTTGATTGCGTAGACAGCCTCTTGGCTGTACCGGAAGATCACAACACAGCGGTCACCGCGTTCAGCTAGCTCGGCGAACGCTACGTGAGCCACGGCGCTTTTGACCTCCTCGATAGACGGCGAACAGGGTACAATCGCGTGCTGCGAACTCCCATTCGCCGCCACTCATCGGAATATTGATCCCAACTCGTTCCCGCTTGACCAGGTTCGCCTGAGCCTGCTGAGCTTGCATCGGGGTGTCGAACACCGCGACCTCAGCCCATTGCCCAGGATTCTGAACGAGCGGTTGGAGTCGGATGCCCCAACTTACACCGGGGCTATTCCGGGGAGGCTTGTCAGGACCCACAAAGGTAACGTGGGTCGATGCAGCCTCCCTTCTTTTCCTTGGCATACCTCCTCCTTTGTTGTAATACGGCCAAGCTTGTGTAGAGTGGGAGGGAAGCCAGGTGGAGGGTACCAACGCTCGACCTGGACTTCCCTCCCCTCCATCGCGCCAACGCCGGGTAGAACGGCTACCTTTTGTCGTCGCGAACTTTTGCGCGCGCTACCGGAATCCTACCGGATCGCGCTGCGCTTCGGAAGCCGTCCCGCCCTGAAGCAATATGGGCAGGATCTTCCGGTGATGACGAATGGCTTGCCGCTCCGCGATTCTCTATGAATCGGGCGCATCCATTCGCGTTGACTCACGAGGAACGGCCTGTCAGCCTTGGTACCTGGACAGTCCTCGCGCCCGCACATCACAACGAGAAACGAAGGGAATGACTCACTTCGCTTCGCTGTGTAGACGGGTAGTGTATCAACATACTCGTCCATAGGTACCCCTTCTGTATGGAACTTCGTGATGAAGCTCCGGGCAAGGCTGCTACCAGCCCGCCCGCAGTCTCACCTAGCCTTCGTGGGATCTTTCATCCTGATGTTCGCGACGGCAATCGTGCGATACCCGCCGGGATCAGTGTACAGTTGTACGAGCGACTGCTTTCGCTCAACTGTGCCACGCTCAGAGTTGAAAATACCGCGCGGGAGGAACTGCTTGAAGCTACGGATGTCACACGAGTAAACAGACGCCGGTATGATCCATCCGTCTCTCTCTTCAGCCTTCGCAACGACCCAGACCCGGCGACCGGGGTGGAGAAGTTCCTCCAATTCACCCGAGTCACCGGATCTGGTAGCCTCGATGGCCGCCGCTACGAGGGGTTGGACGACCGCGACCGACGCCGCTCAGCGAGCGTGCGAGCGCGACCAACCGGCCGTGCCGAAGACGCCTTGGCCTTGCGGCCTGCCGTCTTCTTCTTGGCGCCCGACTTGGCAGCCGGAGCCGACTTGGTCTTGCGACCAGACGCACGGTTCGTTCCCGGCGATGACGTTCGCGATCCACCGTTCAGATCGCCGCCACCCTCGACGTACAGGTCCTTGACCTCGCCCACCGTCTTGCCGGTGCGGGCCGCGATCAGTTCCCAGCGGTTGCCCTCGTCATCCTTGAGACGGACGATGACGGCCGGAGTGACCTTGGTCACTTCGTCGTACTGACCTGCTTCGACCAGAGCCTTCGAGAAGACCAGCGAACTGATCTGCCCGACGGTGACGCCCAACTCGGCGGCTGCCGCGCTGTGGCCCATTCCCTGCTTCGCCAGCTTGACAAGCTGGGCGAAATTCACACTACTGGCCATGGGTGCTCCCTCCTTGGAGATAGATTACGGCCAACCTGAGTAAGCCTACCTAAGACTCACCCATACGTCTACCCCAATTTTCCAGGGCAAACGGGAATCCATACGAGATTCCGGGTGGGGCGGCGCTACCCGCCCTGCCCGCAACTACGTCTGGATGACGTCGTCGCCAGGGTCGCGGCCAAAGTAGTTCTGGCCGACCTTCTGCGAGATGCGTACTATGAAGTCACCGTCGTTGATGCCGAAGTCCTGACCATAGTCATCTTCGATTTCCTTGGCCAGTTCGTCGGTTTGATCGCCGCTGACATCTACCAGTTCGATCGTGATACGGAAGTCAGGCATCCCTCATCCTTTCAAATGCGACTCGGTATGTACAGAGGAAGTCTTCGACCTCATCCGGATCCTTGCGTCTCAGAATCCTCGGCAGCAACTCCATCGGGACACTGTGTCCGTCAGGCTTAATGCCGAGCGCCTTCAGTCCAGCCGACGTACCAGCATGGACATAGATTTTCTCGGGCTTCAACCCAAGCCAGGCACCGAAGCGCACCGCTACGTCGTAGATGGTCATCGGACCGATGCCCGGAGTCTTCAGAAGACCGAGCATCGTGTACAGCCGATTGAAGGTGTCCATCTGAATGATCACGTTCATATGCTCAATCAGCGTCGCCTCGTACTGCGGCAGAGCCGGTGAGACTTTCGACTGATGATTGTGCATCTTTCCGTTCGGCCTGATACTGCGGACGGCTCGGCGCAAAGCTGCATGTGCCGACCCGTCCAGAGCGCAGGCGTCAGGGATGTTGTCCCTGAACCGATGGATGGGAGACTGCGGATCCGCTCGACGCCGTTTGAAGTCGTGCCAAAGTGCCGGCATCGAAGTCATTGGCTCGATCGGCGGATCACGCCGCCATTCCTTCTCGATGTCCAATTGGTACCCTCCTTTCTGGAGCAGTTAGCTCCGGGCGGCCAATCTCTCGATTGGTCCGCCGCAACTAGCTGATCTGTACAACTTGGAACTTCGGCTTGACGCGCTGGGCGATGTAGCCGCCGACGCTCGATGAGTACGCAGCGGCGACCGCGCGCTGGCGGCTGACGCCGAGGTATCCATAGAGCTTGCCGGAACTGTACCGCACGAACATGATCGGTTCACCCGACTCGGGCCAACCGACCCACTCGACGTTCGTTGACGAGACGACTCGGGTGTTCAGAAACACCCGCTTGTTCTTGTCGTCATAGATCTGAACGCCATCGACCTTCTGCAGAACCATGTCAACCTCCCATGATCGCCCAGCAGTCGGGGCCGATGCCCCGAGCGCGGCTGGTGTCGTCGGTGAGTTCGCGACCGCAACGGCCGCAACTACCGATTTCCTGGCCGTACAACTGCCGGCACTCGGTGACTCCCTGTTCCTTGATCATGCCGTGGATCTTCTCGCGGGTGGCGGCTTCCTTGACAGGATACCGCTTCCCATGACCCACAACCTGATCGGTGAACTGGTAGCCGACCCAGTTGCCCTGCTTGGGTGAGCGCAGGCGGAAGAACGAGATGTCGTTCTTGTGACCTTCGACACCCTTGACGGCGTAGTAGCCGTCAGGCAGATCGTTCATCGACACCGGCAGACCTGCGCCTCTCGCCTCGACCTGCGCTGCCTCTTGCTCGTTCTTCGGCTTCCAAGGCAGCCCCACCAGCGTCTCGATGACGGAGCTTGCGCGCCGCTTCGGGATCGTGGTGAAGTCGGTCGAGATGAGCCACTCGACTTGTTCCTGAGTTAGTGAGCTCAGGGTTTTGCCGTCACGCAGAGCCTTCAGATATGAGACCTGCGCTGGCGAGGCGAGTGGACCGGAATCCCGCAACTCCTGCGGGATCGGTGTCCGTTCCATGGTACCCTCCTTTGGGTTTGTTCAACCGCCAACTATTGGCGATTCGGACGGAGCCCCGCCGCAATGAGGCTCCTACCGGATCGTCAACTTTTCAGTTGCCGACCTCCACCTGGCCGAACTCCCCGGCCAGGGTTGCCGCTGATGTTCGCTCGATCGCCCGCTGCGCGACCACTGCCATAGGCAGACGAGTCGAACTTGCGGGAATCGCGAGCGACGGTCACGGCTCTGCCGGTGCCCGTCACAGGGAACATCTGATTCAGGAAGTCCAGGTTGATCTGATGCTGCTCGCGCAGGACCAGATCGAAGCCGGTGCCACTGTCGCTCTTGACCTTCTTCTGAGCATCGGCCATCTCGACGAAGCGAGCGGCCACCCGGTGGACGAAGCCATCCGCGAAGTTGCGGCGGTACGTCTTCCAGTTGGAGTAGTTCTGGTCGATGCCCATCTTCTTGCACCAGCGGCGGTACGCGTGAGCGGTCAGGTGACGAGCCTTGTCGTTCGTCACGTCGGTATGGAAGCCGGCATCCTGCATGGCCTTGGCTGTCTCCAGCCAGTTCCAGCCCGCTTCCTTGAACATGCGCAGGTTCTGGTAGTAGTCCTTGCCCGGATCGTACTTGGGCCGGATCTGCTCTACCAGCTGCGTCATGAGTGACGAGAACAGCAGCGTCAAGTAACCCTGGTCGCTCTCGGTGCCGATCACCGGGACGACAGCCGACATGTACTGCTTCTTCTCACCGCTCCAGTGCTGCTTGTGGAAGACGATGATGCAGCCGACGTGCCTTGCGGTCGAGCAGAACAGCGACCAAAGCGCATCGCTGATCTCCGGGAATGGACCCGACTCAAACGCGAAGCTGTAGTCAAAGTCCTTGACCACCGGCTCGCGCTCGGAGATTCGACCGGCCTCGTGCTGCTGAAGTTCCCAAAGCTCGATGCGGTACTTCATCATGAGTTCATCGGCCTTCGCCATGAACACCTGACGTTCACCTTCGTGCTCGGTTGCCTCGGCTTTTGCGAGGAGTCCCTGGATCTTGCGGAACAGATCGTCCCGCTTTCCACTTGTCATTGGTACCCTCCTTTTGGTTTCCTCGCCAGTTGGCGATTCGGAAGGGGTTGGTTTCCCAACCCCACCGGATCGTCAGCCGATCGTCGTTCTGCGGACGATCTCAGCTGCGGCACGGTAGCCGTCTGCCTCAGCCTTGAGCAGGTGACCTTTTCTCTGGTTGGAGCTTCCGACCTGCTGCTCCAACTCCTCAGCCCGAGCTTCGAGACCTTGAGCCAGGTCTTCCATGCTCTCAGCCTCGTACGTGACTGTCAGCTTAGACATTGATTCCCTTCTCCTTCATCTTCGCTTCCCACGCTTCCAGAACCTTGGCCCTGGGAGTACGTGGGCTCATACCCAACTCGCGACGCGCAACGGCGAAGGTCGAGATGCGGAACCGGATTCCTTTCATCTCAAGCTTTAGCCGATGGTAGATCGCGAGCATGCGGTATGCTTCGATCCCATCCGGCGTGTCGATGATCATTTCTCCTCGACAATCACGAACGAATCGGGATCGCAGACTACGATCATGCTGTCGTCGTGTATCTCGACGACATCGCTGGCGTACACATCCGGCTCGACCACCGGCAGGCACCAACCGTAATTGTTCTCGTCGGGCCTGTCGATCGCGATGAACTCGCGACCAGGTTCGACCTCCACATTCGCCTCCACGCTCGGATACCATAGCTTGGTCTTCTGCGTGATGCGGATGCGGGTGCCGTCGGTGAGTTCAGTCACGATTGCGGTCTCGCTTCCTGACGAGGACATCGAGTTCAATCTCGAACTCCTCACCTGTCGAGGTATGACGCACGACCACGTAGTCAGCAGGCATATCGAGCTTGATGATCTCGACCCGAGTCCCTGACGACCATGGGCCATACGTCTTCGCGATGAAGCATTGGTCGTGAAGCCTTGGCGGTGTGTATGCCGGCTTCTTTCGCGTCAAATCGGTACCCTCCTTTTGGTTTGGAGCCTCTCATGAGGTCTCCGCCAAACCCTCGTTGCCGAGGGCAGGCGCAGTGCTCAGGATTGATCCTTGAGTGCTTGCTTCTTGTCTGCTTTCTTGCGAGAGCGGCGAGCCTTGTCTTCTGCTTTGGCGATCGAGCGGGATCTGCTGCCCGAGCCGATCTGCAGATACTTGCCTCGCTTCATAGCGACTCGACCTCGTAGCTGGCGAAGCTACACGTGCCGTCCATCCATTCGCCGGTCTTGCAGATCACGTACCATTCGCCGGTTTGCCCGGTTTCGGTATCGTGATCCTTTTGAGCCCAAGCGGACTCACCGAACGGATCCCAGGATTCGTCCAGATTGTCGTGAGCTTGGATGACGATCCAGATCTCAGGAGCACTTTCGTCGCCGAGCGATGAGAGCCTGTCGATGACCTTGACCTTGTCACCTTCTTTCGGCTTCATGCGTACACCGAACTGATCGCGGCAGCGATCGCATCCTGCTGCCGGAGGAATGGCCTCGACAAGTCGTTCTTCTCACCCTGCGACCAGCGCAGGTAATGACGCGGACGACCACCGAACTCGTCGGTCTGGTACTCGACATACATCATCCAGCGATCGTGTTCGAGCGTGATGCCCCAGATGATCGGAATCAGTACGCCGTTGGGCCGGTCGTTCTTGTCATAGATGACCGTCCCGTCTTCGAGCACGACGTACTTGTTCGATGAGATGCCAAGATCTGCGAGCTTCTCGCGATGGAGCTTCTTCATTGGTACCCTCCTTTTGGTTTCGTACTGTGGCGAACGCCACACGGTGCCCCGCTTGCGCGGGGTGCCGTCTAGCTTGCGCCGTTACGCTTGCGCTTGCGAGCTTTCGCTACTTCATCCTCGATGTCGTCATCATCGTCGAGCTCAGTCTCGTGCTTGTCGAGCATATTCGCTCCGACGAACACGATCGCGAGCACGATCACGATCACGAGGATGTCGATGCCGTTCATGATCGAGGTAGACACAGAGCGCAGAGACGCAGATCAGGTAACATTTCCCTGATTGACCTCGGTCCCTTGCCGAAGATCGCCTGGTCGTGCTGCGCGATGCGCTTCCAACTCTCGTCAGCTTCCCGGCCACATAAAGAGATCATGCGGCCGTTCGACAAGACCTGGACGACATGAACCGTCCGTGTCGGAGCTTCAGCTAGGCTGTGTGCTCCCATCATGACTCCTCTGTGATCCAGAGTTGAGCCATACCGACGCCGAGGTCTGGGGTAGCACGAAGGTGACGATAGTGCATCTCGCAACCGTTCGCCCACGGGCCCATCCTCGTCTTGAAGTCGTACGGCCCTGGCGTTCCGTCATTGCAGAAGTTGCAACCCGGAATGCTGGAGACGAGTACGACCTTGCCAGGCTCAGCTTTCACCTTGGCTCACCGCTTTTCAGCGATTCCTCGACCTCCGCCATGACGTCGCTGTCCATCCAGGCAGCGGTGCGCATGACGTTCATGTCCGGAACCGTGTGCCCGAATCCATCCGGGTTCAGTTCGACGGCTGCGAACACCCAATCGAGGTTGTCACAGACTTCATCGATCAGGTTGGCGGTCTTGAACGATCCGTCGATGACGAATCTGATCTCGACCACCTTGGCGGTGGTCGGGTTCATCTCGCCGCCGTCTGCGCGGATGATCTCGTTCATCTTGCCCTCACCTTCCCGGTTTTGGTCTCCTTCTTCTGTGCTGAGAGACCAACGATCGCACCGACCGGGCCTGCAACTGCTGCGCCGATCAATGTACGGGTGACGGTGGGACGTGACGACTCCATCTCGATGACGGCTACCACGTCGGCGTTGTCTTCGCGATACTTGCGAAGCTTGATGCCTTCGTTGGTCTTCTGGTAGACCTTGGCCGCTTCGTGTCCGGACTTGAACATCCGCATCAAACCGACTCCGATTTTACGGGAGCCTGGTCCGACAAAGTCCATTGGTACCCTCCTTTTGGTCTGGTGGCCTTATGGACACCGGCAAGGGGTTCTGTGAACCCCTGCCGCTGACTAGTCCACCGTCCAGCCGTCATCGAGTAGAGCATCGATGTCGGGGTAGTCGATGTAGAGCGTCGCATCGTCGATGGCGCTGAAGATCGTCGCCAGGTAGACGCGAGAACGTGTGTTGTCGTCTTTCAAGCTTCCGTTGAAGGCGAAGCCATGATTCTGCTCATAGCCGTGCCTTTTCAACGGCAGCTTGGGCCAGACAGGCCAACGATCAGGATTCAGGATCATATCCTTATCCTGCTCGCGACGCTTGGCTGTTCCTTGTGCATCGGGAACAAACGACATTCGGTACCCTCCTTTGGTTATGGCGCCTTTTGGACACCGGCGCGGGCAAGCTTTTCTTCTTGCCCCGCCGCTGAACGCGCTAGTTGCGCTCGGCTCGTGCTCGGACGAACTTGTGACCTTCGATCGACATCGCGTCCTGGATGCTCTGGAAGTGACTCGTGACGTCGTAACCGCGCGCCGACGCCTGCTCCAGCAGGATCAGGTCAGACGCATTGGCCCAGGTCATGAGCCAGTGCTCATCGCCGGAGGCAGTTGAGATCCACGCGACCACTTCATGCCGCGTATACTTGCCCATGTTGACGATGTTCATGATCTTCGCTTCGAGGTCGAAGGCGAAGTTCAACGGGCTTTCAGAGTACAACCGGAAGGAATCAATCACCATCCGGTACTCGGACACTTCTTGGCCCTTCTCCTTGACGTGTAGCGAGACGTTGTACTCGTACTCGTCGGGCTCAGTGTCGAGTGTGATCGTCTTGCCGCAGAGATGGGCCAGCAACGCCCGATTGCTCGGAGACAGGTCGCCCTCAAGGGCTCCACGGATGAGCGCGATCAACGGCTCGTCCATGTCCCCGATGTGCTTGAGCGTCTCGTTGTCCTCCTCCTCTGCGATGAGTCGGATGTTGCTGAACGCTTCGGCGAGCGTCGGGATGTTGTCCGGGTTCATGTCGGCCGTGATCAAGAAGCCATGGAAGTGATTGTAGGCTTCGTTGAGGATCGGCAGGCTCTCGCTCCAAATACGCCAAGGGTTGTAGGCGTCGTCGAGATGCTCCGGATCATGTGCCCGAAACTCCAACCGCTCCGGGCCTTCATCCTCGGTCTGCGTGACAATGTAGCGGAACTCCCACTCATTGCCTTCCGCATCGAGATAGATCATTCGGTACCCTCCTTTAGGGTTGTTCGAAATGCCGGCTGACATTCCGGGATGCCGGCTTTTCAGCCGGTCACCCGCAATGCTTTCCGGTCGATTGCTCGTTCGACGCAGAGATGCCGTCCGCTCTCGTCAACGACGAAATGTCGTCTCAACCGTCCGTTGTTCAGAAGTGCGGTTGGTCTTCCGCATTCTGGGCAGCGTTGAAAGCGTTCATCCCTGAACTTCAGGATTTGCGTCATCCGAGCCACCTCAAGAGCGACGCGACAAAAGCGCCCCAAGCGACGATGGCGAACGTCGTGACGATGTAGAGTGTCATGACCGTTCGTCGATTCGCCAATTGTCCAGGGTGGGATGGTTGCCTGCGTCTGCTTCTTCTTGGAAGCGATCCTTGAAGGCGTAGAGCAGATGCGTATGAAGTGTACGCATATCGAGACTCGTCGCTTCGTTCAAGAAGTTCTGAACGGCGATGCCGACCTTCTCCGATGAGACCACAAAGCCGCCGTTGTCATGATCGACAACATGAACAAGCTTTCCATCGGGTTCGGTCTGATGGTAAATCGCCTTGACCTTCATTGGTACCCTCCTTTTGGACTGGAGCATCGTTCGATGACTCCGGGATGCCGTCTTTCGACGGGCACCCGCAATCACGGCTGAATTGCCCAGAACATCCGTCGAACGCGGTTGATCACGTCTTCTGCGATGTCGCTTCCGACCGCGCGCTGAAACGTGATCAACTCAGGGTCATCCGGAACACCGGCAAACATGAGAATGTCCGGCATGATCCAGAAGATGTCGCCCCACTTCTCATCATTGGTCACGATGAGAACATCGGGAAGCCGATCGAGCGGCAGATCAGCCGCGCCGATCAACGCCTCGATGTCAACGGCGTCACAATGGACCGTTACCGTTTTCATCGAGCTTTCACCGCCTTGTCAACCTCGACCTTGAGCTTCTTCAGTTGCTCGAAGGTCAGGTTGCCTTGGATGACGAACATCTCGTCTTCCGTTCCAAAGACGTTGTAACTTCCGCTTGTCGTTTTGATGACAGCGATAGTTGCCATTTCGGTACCCTCCTTGTTGGTATTGGAATGTCGTCGATGACACTCCGGGATGGCCATCGCTAGATGGCGCACCCGGAATGATCGAGGCAACGGTGACCGTAGCGCGGATGCCGAATATCGCTTGGTTTCGTACATCTCGTTCCGCCAACGATAATCATCACCGTATAGTACGAGTTGTCCGATTTTCGCTTACGCTTGATCGGGATTTGCTCGCCGCCTTCGATATGGCCGCAGATTGTCGGAGTTACTCTCTGAGATGGTCCGTTTTTCTTCCCGAGCCATTTCGGATGAATCGGGGAGAGTTGACCTCTCTTTGTACGCTCGGACTTGATCTGCGCCCGTAGGCGTTGGGTCGCTTTGTCCATTTTCCCTCCTTTTGAACGGGGATCCGTTCATTAAATGCGGGCTCTTTTTCTGACTTGGCCCGTACTTAATGAACGGAGGGCAAAGGCTCGAATTGTCTTTCCTTTGCCCTCCGCTCGGCCGTAAGGAGGGGGGTACCATTTCCCCTCAAGCCCGCCCGTAGCGCGGTCAATATACGCTTGCGCGTTTCTTGATCCGTCGGAAGTTGTCCTCTCTCTTGGCTCTAGTCTCAAGTTTCGAGCCTACCCTTGGTGCGGTATGGCTAACCGCGTCAACTTCCGGGGTACGCGGCTGCGATGTCGTCGAGCGCGCTACGTCCGGACTTGGGATCTCATTTTCAAGGTTCGGTTCTCGAACCCCAACTCATAGGCGTTACTTCCTCGGTGGATTGAGGCCCTCACATTCCGGCGTTTCAACGCTACTTGAGTAGCGGGTCGGTCTCGTCCCTCCCGCCGCGCTAGTCATCTTTCGCTCCGTCGCGGGAGGTAGTCGGCTCGGCTCGGACGCTACGCGCGGCGCTTACCTACGCGCCGGGATTCATCTCCGAGAGTTGCCTACCGGAATCGGGAACATGAGCGAAGGGGATTCCCCTTTCGCTCTCCCTACAAGTCAGTTTTCAAGATTCGGATTCAACTTCGAGGTCTCCGGAGGAGACCTCGGGTCGATTCTACCGTAAACATACGGTGGTCCTACCGAACTCGTTGGTCAACTTTTTTTGCCTGGAAATCTGTTGATTTGGGTGTGAATTTGTGGGTTTGTGTGGATTTTGGGTGGCCTTTTTTTGCCATCATTTAACATGCGACGACTGATTTGAGTTGCGATATACACACTTCGCGACTCGATTCTTGGTTGATATGACATGGATACGCGCTCTGGTTCGTGGTTTTTCAACTCAAGGCAAAACTCAACCAAGCTTTTCTAGTGGTTTGACATGAATTGTACAGGCATAACCCAACCAGACTTCGTTTTCAGTGTTGAACTGATAAGGGTTGAGTTGTAACCATACTGGCACAACCTTCACGGTTCATTGTGCAGGGCACAATTTTTGCGGTTCAGTTTCCGTGGTTGCCTTGAATTGAGTTGAGTTGAGAAGCCGCCAGGCTCCGGGCGGCATCCGCCGGCATCCGCTTCGCCGCAACCCAACGCAACCTCGGGCACAACCACCATCAAGCTTCGTACCGGCCGCTCAACTCATCGCTAATCGCGCCGCGCGGCCCATCGAGGCCGAATATTAAGATCGCGCGAACTCAACGCGGCGACCCGGTAGCGTCCGGTAGAATCCCGGTAGAACCGGCGGGAACGGCTCGCCGGTCGCCTAACGAAGGAGCCGAAATGGCCCGTACTACGAAGACCCCGATCGAAGTCGCGAAGGCGTCCGCCGAAGCGACCTTCCGCGCGGAGACGAAGAAGGCGACGCCGGAAGTCCTCCGCGTCGGCCTCTCCCCCGCGAACGCGACGAAGGTCGCCGCCGCGAAGTCCGGGATCCCGGCCTCGCGGCTCGTCCCGGTAGTCGCCGCGATCTACTATCGCGGGAACGGCCTCGCGAACCCCGTCGCGAAGCGCGGTAGCCTCGCGGCGGCCGTCGCGAAGGCGCGGGACGCCGGGGGACGGCTCGCGCGGTGGGAAGTCCTCTCCTACCGGTTCGCGGCCTACGGTCGCGAGACGATCCCGGTCGCGAGCCTTCGCGCCCTCTACTCGAAGGCGCCCGCCTCGATCGGCCTCGATCGCTCCTATACCGGTCGCGGGACGCGGGCCGGAGCGGTCGCGACCCGGACGGACGAAGTCGCGGAGACCGGCGCGGAGGTCGCTACCGGGTAGCTACCGCGCGCTACCGCGAGCGGCGAGCGAGACCCCTTCGGGGGTCTCGCTTTTTTTTTGGACGGGACTCCGGTCAAGTCGGATGGTTGTTTTGTAACCTTCAAGCACTTTCCCCTGCGTACACACACTTTCCACGCCTGCCCACCATTCACGCCCGTATCTGCCCCCAATCACACACGTCGAATCGTAAACCAGCTGGATCCACGCACCTTTTCCTGAATCGCATACACGAAAAAAACCTGATCATGTCAAAACACGCCTACATACAAAAAAACCACACAAAATCCCCAATTCAACACACAAAAACACAAGAAAATCCTATTAAACGTACGCCCGAGGCATCTCCCTCTCGCCGCGCGAGTGATGCTCTTATATAGCAGCAGTTGTCTTCGGGCTAGGGGGTCGGGCGCGCGCCGGGAGGTATATAATCGGTCGGCGGTTGGATTCAATCGCACAAGAAAAGGAGGGAGCATGCCTGCAAGGGCAAAGAAGTACACCGACCACGAACTCGGGATCTTGGTCGGCTCGTTCATGATTGGTTTTGGTCTACGGACTCCAAGCGATATTGGAGCGGTCACGATCGAAGCCAAACACCCAAAACACCTGGAGTATCTCGCCAAGATGTTTGGCGGAGAAGTCAGGCCGTTCGAGGACAAAAGAAACAAAACTTGGTACGGATGGTTCGTGCCGAAAGAACGAAAGCTTGAGTTGTTCAAGGAACTGGATTCCAAAGGTCTACTTGAGAACATGGATTCGGTCATCCGCTACACGATCGAGTACAAACTTGGCGGGGCCAAGCGAACATGACAAACCCAAACCTCCAACCATTCACACTCCTAACGACCGACACGCGCACTTGGTTCTCGGACGAGCCCAGCCAAGAGATGACCGACCGCCTACGCAATGCGCTCGAAACCGACGACACCATGTTCAACTTCAGAAGCGAACGACGCTTTGTCGCAGTCCCCACGGAGACGATCTCATCCATCGAGGAAATCCCTGGAAAGGGCTCGATTAGCGTCACGTACCCGGAGCGGATAGAATCGAGCTAGAGACGCCGGGCGGCCTTGGAGGGCCAACCAGGCGCTTCTCCCCGGCTGGAGCGGGGTGGTGTGAGTTTGGGGGCCACCCCGCTCCGGTTCTCACAGAAGGAAAGGACAATCATGAAGAGGAGTGAGCAGTTGGTCAGGATGGAACTGATGGCCACGTTCTCGATCGTGCTGCGTGATAGCATCGAGAACTTCAAGCTGGCCATGACGGCGATCACGACGATCACCGAGGAGGACATCAACCACGAGTACGACATCGAGAAGATCCGCGATGGCGTCGCTCATCTGCTCGACGCGGTAGAACTGATCGCGGACGGGATCTGCAAGGACGACGGCGACGACCAAGCGGCAGAGGCCAAGCGGGCACTCAAGCGTATGCGCCGAGACCTGGCGCAGGCCTAACCCATGGACATCGACGTATTCACGGGCGACAAACGCACCGGACTCGCCGTTGGCGTGACGCGCGTCCAGACAATCGGGCAGGCCAAGGACGGCCAGCAGTACCTGATCTTCATCCTCGACTGTGAGGACAGCCTCGACATGGTCGTGCAGTATCCGAACGGAGAAAGAGAAATCGTATGGAGCCTGGTGAAGGACTAACCAGACGGATCGCCCATGGCAAGATCACGCTCTGGGAGCTCAAGCTCCAGCTCAAGGCTGTCAGGGCGATGAATCCCGACACACAAGTTCTCTACGAACCTTGGCTGCCGCCGAACACCGTGATCGTGACCCACGCCGACGAGGACACCATCAGGAACCATGGCCGACCTCACCAGTGACCTGATCGCGGCAAAAAGTTTTATCGCAACCATGATCCCCTGCACACAGCAGCGACCGAACCTCGGCGGCTGGTGGTCGGCCGATTGCATCGAGCGCAAGTCCACGCCCAAGTGCGAGCGCTGTAAGATCCTACAGCGGCTCGAATATCAGATCAAGGAACACATTGGATGAGGTGGGCCACAATGCTAGCATTTTGCGTGTTCGCGTTTGGACTTTTCTTCGCCGTGTTCTCCGGCTGCAACGAACACTACCGCCCAGCACGTACAAACACACAAACAGTAACAACACCATGAGATTTTGGGGGAGAATGAAACCGTTGAGAGAACTCTCGCAGGACCCGAACTATGAGTACATGGTTGGCCGGCTGGTCAGCGCGAGCGAGATGCTGTCGCACTACATCGCCATACACGGCGACGAGAAAGCTCGCGCCATGGCCGACCAAGCGCACAAGACGATCGACTACTTCCTGACAGATGACGAGAAGCATGACCCACCGTCAGTCTCCGCTCGCGCGCACGAAGAAGACACCCTGATTATCCCGCCACAGCCATGACTGACGACGCCGCACGCAACGAGCGGGAGCCGCAGACGCTCGAAGAATGGAACGAAGCAGTCACCTACTGGAAACGTCGGTCCGAATCCGCAGAACGCGACTACAAAGAGACTCTCGACGCAGGATTGAGGAACATCAGCCTGCTTCTCGTGCAGGAGCAAGCCCTGGAAGCCGCCAAGGAGTTCGTCCGGACGGCGAAGTTCAAGTTCGAGGGGATCGGACCGCACACGACGGCTGGCGAGATCAACCAGTGGATCTACGAGCGCGACATTGCCCTTCGCCGGATCACGGCCGCGTTGGAGGTTTCGTCCCCGCAGCAGAAAGAGAGCGCAGACCCGCTTGGACTCGACGCTGGTATTCCCTCGACGGGGCAAGAGATGCGCCATCTTCGGCCGCAGCAGGAAGACAAGCCATGAGCGACGATCCCGCAACCGCCGCACGCACACCTGAAGAAATCCTTGCAACTGGCGCGGCCTGGATCACGGAGGCTGAACTGGAACGTCTCGTGGCCGAGCTTGCTGCTGCACGCGAAGCCCTGGACTGGATCAAGGAGTTCGCTGAGAAGTCGAACGCTCACGGCATAGCTCACCCGGGCTTCACCCACGTCGCGCGCAAAGCCCGTGCGGCGTTGGAGGCTTCGTCCCTGCGGCAGGAGACGAAATGAACATTGGTGTGTTCGCGATCGACCCTGGGCAGTCCACCGGGATTGCCTGGGGCGTGATCGACCCGACACAGCGACTCGCCGCCGACTGCATGCGCCTGATCCTGCACAAGGGCTCGGCCACCATCACCGGCGACCCCATGCAGCAGGCTCGCCTGATCTGGAGCTACTGGCTCGGGTTCAAGACTCAGTGCGTCACGGTCAGCCTGCTCTCGGCCGACCATGTGCATCTGGTCATGGAGGACTTCCGGCTCGTGCCCAACGCCACTCCGGGCAAGGACACGACCGCGCCCGAGCGTGTGGCGTGGGCCTTTGAGGGTTACCGCTCTGGCCGCAACGACACGTACAGACGCCACAAGCACTTCAGCGAGGTCCAGTGGCAAGAGCCTGCCGCCGCCGCGCGCTACAAGACTCAGGAGATGCTGAAGCCTGTCGATTGCTGGGTGCGAGGCAGGCAGCACGAACGTAGCGCGTTCTCTCATATGTACCTCTACGCGGCTAAGCTCCTCGATCGTACCAAGCTGTAGGACGCTGTTATATAACGCGCGCCGGTACGCGCGGACGCGAGCGCCCGCCCGACGTACGCGAGCCGGATACACCAGTCTAGCGCCCGCCGCGCGGCTGCGATAGGGTCTCGCCGTGTCCTCGGATCCCGCTCGCCTTGTTGACCAAGCCGTCGAAGGCACGACTTGGAGACCCCCAGAGTACGAGCCTATTGATCTTGGCTATGGTCAGCCGCCGCCGATCCGTGAGTTCTTCTTTGATCCGGTGCATGGCTACTACTACTCCACGGGGCCTGTAGTCGTTATCAAGCGACCAGTGGCGCCCCTGTAGTGGCAAAGTACCCACACGCTGAAGGACGCAAGCGCGCAGTCAACGGAACGAAGATCACGGACAAGCCGCGCGTCCGCAAGGGCAAGAATGTCTGGGATCAGCCCTCCACGAACACGAACGGTAAAGAGCATTGGGAGAAGCTCGGTTACTGCGCCGCTCACCGCAAGACGCGGGACGAGAACGGCGGTGACTTGTATTGCATGAAGAAGGCAGGCTGGGGAACGGACCATCCTGGCTTCGGTCGCTGCAAGTACCACGGTGGAAGCTCGCCGCAGCATCGCGCCCGCGCTGAGAGGAACCGTCAGATCACGTTCATGGGACGGCCCAAGGACATCAGTGCCCTGGACGCGATCGTCTGGGCCATCAAGATTACGGCGGGCGAGGTCGAGTGGTTGTCCTCGCAGATCGCCGAGATCAACAACAAGCCGGATTGGATCGAGTTCACGATCAGCGGTAAACAGCTTCACGTCTTCCAGAGAGCGCGGGCCGATGCACTGGACCGGCTTGTGCGGTACTCCAAGGATGCGATCGCCCTGGGTTTGGCCGAGCGCACCGTCCGCATGGCCGAGCAATTCGGCGCGACGATCGCGCGGCTCCTGGAAGGCATTCAGAAGGATCTGGACCTCAGTCCTTCTCAGAGGTCGGTCTGGCCGGTTGTTGTCCGCAAGCATCTGATCATGCTGGAAGGCACGCCGGTCGCCCAACTTGAGGAAACCAATGGCAAGCGTTAAAGCTCGGAGGGCAAAGACGGCACCCCCTCGGCAACAGCGGAAGGACTCCCCCGCTGACCCGCTGTTCGCAACACCGCCCTTGCCCTCCGGGGCTGCAGCGGCGGCACTCAGGTACATGTTTCCCGAGCCTGCGCCGTATCAGGACAGTCCCGTCGCCTGGGTCGAGGAACGCCTGGGTGAGTTCATCTGGAGCAAGCAAGAAGAAATCGCAGAATCCGTCGTGGTCAACAAGTACACGGCGGTGAAGGCTTGTCACGGACCTGGCAAGTCCTTCATAGCGTCCAGGGTAGCGCTGTGGTGGCTCGACGTTCACGAACTGGGGGATGCGTTCGCGATCACCACCGCGCCGTCTTGGCCGCAGGTTCAGGCAATTCTCTGGCGCGAGATGCGCCGAGCGCACAGGAAGGGCAAATTGCCTGGCAGGATCACCCTGGACTGCCAGATGTACATGGGTGAGGGTCACAGTAACGAAGAACTGATCGCGATGGGACGCAAACCAGCAGACTACGACGAGAGCGCATTCCAGGGTTTGCATGCGCGTCACATCCTGATCATCTTCGACGAGGCGTGCGGGATCCCGGAGCAGCTGTGGGTAGCGGCCTTGACGCTCATGACGAACGACAATGCCCGTTTCCTGGCGATCGGCAACCCCGATGATCCGGGATCCCGCTTTGCACAAGTATGCAAGCCTGGATCCGGTTGGAACGTCGTTACCATCCCTGCGCATGACACGCCCAACTTCACCGGCGAGCCGGTTCCTCCTGACGTCGCGGAGAACCTGGTCTCTCTGGGTTGGGTTGAAGACCGCCGTCGTGACTGGGGCGAGGGCAGCCCGCTTTGGGTCTCCAAGGTCATGGCCGAGTTCCCCGATGTTTCGGACGAGTACCTGATCACGCCTGGCATGATCACGACCGGGATCGAGACTCACAAGGCCGGATTTGAGAAGGGTCGCTACGGGGTGGACGTAGCTCGCATGGGCACCGACAAGTCGGTCGTGTACCGGAATCGCGGTGGCGTGATCCGGTTCGTCGAGTCATGGGGAATGACCGACACGATGCAATCGACCGGCCGGATCAAGAACATCCTCGATCGGCATGACCATCTCCGTCGCCCGCCGATTGTGATTGACATCGTGGGGCTCGGTGCCGGCCCGCATGATCGTCTGCGCGAGATGGGTTACGCGATCGTCGGCTTTGCCGGTGGAGAGCGTGCTCACCGCCCGGACAAGTTCAAGAATCGTCGTGCCGAGGTCTATTGGCAGTTTCGCCAGGATCTGGAGGCAGGCTTGATCGACTTGGATCCGGAGGACGATATTCTCCATCAACAGCTTCAGTCGATCAAGTGGTTCGTGGACTCGTTCGGTCGCATTCAGATTGAGTCGAAAGACGACATGCGTGGTCGCGGTATTGATTCGCCGGATCGCGCGGATGCCTGCGTCTACTCATGCGTCGCTCGACCGCCGTTCGTGAACATGCAATTGGAAGGTTCGATTGCCTCCGACCTGATCGACAAGGAGATGTAGTGACTGACTGGTGGGAGCATGGTTATCCTGGTGGGCCGATGGTCGCGGTTCGTGGATTCCCGCGTCCGCTCTACCCGCCCGACGCGCAAGGCTACCCAGCGTCGGTCGATGGCTCCGATGTCGAGGCGTACAAGCGCACCGTCTCACGCGCAGGCCGCTGGGAATGGCAGGCGTTCGATCAGGCGTTCAGTAACGGCTTCAGCCACGGGCTCAAGGGTGGCAACGTGATCGACACTGGCGTCGCCGGTGTACAAAGGCAAGGGAACATCTCGCCTGTGACCGGATATGTTGGGCAGGAGACGTTCAATCTGCTGCGCTCGGTTCGCATTCCGGACGGCCTGCCTCACGCGGGCGAGCCTGCGATGGACGCGCGCTCGGTCGAACTGATCAATGCCGCCTGGGAACGTTTCAAGGGCAAGGAGCCACCGCCGCCATCGCAGTCGAGTTCGGCGTTGGAGCGGCTACGGATGGCCACGACGCAGATTGGCATCAAGGAATCGCCTCCCAATTCAAACCAATGCAAGTACTGCACCTGGTACGGGATGGTCGGCCCCTGGTGCGCGATATTCGTCAGCTGGTGCGACTGCATCGGTGACAATCCGTCCGGTCGCTTCAAGAAGGGCAGCCGCTACGCCTACGTTCCATACATAGTCAACGACGCACGTCTCGGAGTGAACGGCCTCTCCATTACCAGCAGTCCAAAGCCAGGCGATCTTGTCTGCTACGACTGGTCGTGGGACGGCGAGCACGACCACGTCGGGATCTTCGAGTCCGGCAACGCAGGATCGTTCAAGGCAATCGAAGGCAATACCTCAGCCAGCAATAACTCCAACGGAGGGGAGGTAATGAGAAGGACCCGTTCATCCTCGGAGGCGGCACTGGTGTTTGTGCGCGTCGCCGAGTAACCCTTGACAAAGTTTGGAGGGAGTAAGAATGGCAAAAATCGCTGGACCCGTATGGATCGTCGCCCCAGAGCGGGGTGAGCGCCCGGAGCATCCGATCGTGCTTCCGCCGGACACGCCGTCCGAGCCGCCGGGCATCTGGGGTGGCGAGGCACCGCCGTACGTGGACATCGGCCTTCCTGGGCCGCAGCCGCATCCGGAGCACCCGATCGTGCTTCCTGGTGACGAGCACCCTGCGCATCCGATCGCGCCAGGCGGCGGGACGCCAGAGCATCCGATCGTGCTGCCACCGGAGACGGTCTGGCCGCCCGATGCTCATCCGGAGCACCCGATCGCACCGGGTGGCCCAGGCGATGCGCATCCGGAACATCCCATCGCTCCCGGTGGTGGCGAGCCGACGCATCCCATTGCTCCTGGCGGTGGAGAGCCGACGCACCCGATCGTGCTTCCGCCAGATCAGCCGGATGGTGGCGGTGAAGAGGTCGGCGGTCTCGACTTCTACCAGCGCAAGACGCTGGGGTTCAACTGGGACAAGTCGTTCGACGAGTGCGCGGTCGTGAAGATCCAGGCCGGCACGACAGCCGACGATCTGGTCACGGTGCGGACGGTTGCGAACGACGGCACGTCGTCCGTGACCTATCCGCAGGACTTCACCGGTTCGGTGATGATCCGCGTCAACGGCATGGACGGTTACCTCGAAGGCACGACAACCGTCAAGTAGGAGGAAGGGTGCTGAGTGAAGCCAGCAAGACGTCAAGCGTATTTGATTGTGCTATCGGTCGTTGCGCTCACGCTCGCGATCATCGTGCTCGCGCTGCATCAAAACGCTTCGACGGACTTGCTGGCGGCACTCGGCATTGTAGGGGGAATTGCAATTGCGATCGTGTCACTCCCGAACAACGGAGATGATGACAAATGAACTTCAGAACAGCCACACTGGGTGAGTTGGCGATGGTCGGCGTCTTCGTCGTCCTGCTCATCGGACTGATTCACATCTGGTAATGGCTCCTCCGATCGTCAAAACGAACACTGGGTCTCGTCCTCCCACCAACGAGCTAGGTGCGGTCGTCAATGGCGCTTGGGGCGTTGGGGATATGGCGCCATGGGTCAGTTTTGTCGATCTGGACGAGTATGTTCCCGAACTGATATGGCCCAACTCGGTTCGGACGTACGAGCGGATGCGGTCAGACTCGCAGATTGCCTCGTTGTTCCAGGCGACCTCGATGGCCATCCGTCGATTCAAATGGTCGCTCGATCCCAACGGCGCAGAAGAGGAAATGGTCACCAAGCTCTCCAAGGACTACAACCTGCCGATCCTCGGAGACAAGGTGGACAATCGGCTTCGCACCAAGGGCCGGTTCTCGTTCGACAGACACATGCGCCTCGCGATGATGGCCGGGATCTATGGGCACTACTACTTCGAGCAGGTAGGCACCATTGACCCGGACGACCGTTTGTGGCATCTGCGGAAGCTCGCCGAGCGCCCGCCGCGCACCATCTCGACTTTCCGCCTCGCTGACGATGGCGGTCTACTCTCCATCATCCAGAACGTCTCCAACGGGCAAGGCCCAGTCGGGTGGGGCCAGCTGCCTGAGATCCCGATTGACCGTCTGGTCGGATACGTCTGGGATCAGGAAGGCGCGAACTGGGTTGGCAGGTCCTGGTTCCGCGACATCTACAAGAACTGGATCGTCAAGGATCGCTTGATCAGAATCGACGCGATCAACCATGAACGTGCCGGCGGTGTTCCCTACATCGAGGCGCACCCCGGAGCGACCGTCGATGAGATCAAGGCTCTGAACGAGATGGCCAAAGGCTTCAGGATCGGAGACACGTCGGGCGGAGCCGTTCCTGCGGGCGCAAAGCTCGAAGTAGCTCGTGGCACAAACAGCCAAGTGATCAACTCGATCAAGTACCACGACGAGGCCATGGCTCGCAGATTCATGCTGATGATCATGCAACTTGGCCAGACGCAGACCGGCTCTCGCGCTCTCGGCGCGACGTTTATCGACTTTTGGGCGCATGGCCTGTCGGCTATCGCCAATTGGTTCGCCGATACGTTCAACGAACATGTCATCGAGGATGACATCGATTGGAACTACGGCGAGCAAGTGGACCAGGTGCCTCGACTCTCGTACGAGTATGATCCGGAGTTTGTGGCTCTCGACCTCGCCAACATGGTGAAGTCTGGAGGGATCGTCATGGACGACGAGCTTGAGGCATACGTCCGCAAGGAAATGGGGTTGCCGGAGATGGACAAGGCAACGGCTCGGCCAATACCAGCCCTGACCGAGCCACCGGATAATCCCAATGAACCCGGTTCCACAGCGCAGGATGGTACCGGGGTCCAGGCAGCAGCGGGGGATGGCCAGGGTGCTCCCTCCAGCCTGAACCCGCTGTTTGCCTCAACTGATGAGGAGGGAGAAGATGGCGAAGAACTCGCGTAGCAACAGCACTGTCGCTGGTATGCCTTCAGGACGGGTCGATACCAGCGATCCGACCAACGGGCCTCTGGGCGGAATCCCCGCCAACCGCGCTCGCATGAACGCCGACGCGAGCGGCAAGATGCTCCAAGAGCAGTTGTTCAAGGACAAGAGCACAGGTCTGAAAGTCCCGTAATGCCGGCGAAGTCTCAGGCACAGCGGGGCTACATCTACTCCCACTTCGGCAAGAAGTGGGCGCAGAAACATCACTTCGACAACAAGGGCAAGTTGCCCAAGAAGGTGCAGAAGAAGAAGTGAACCCGTACAAGGACGATAAGGGCGTTTGGCATGTCGATGAAGTACCGATCTGCTCGACCGGGATCGAGTACAAGTTGGCATCTGGTCCGGCGACCTTCACAGAAGACATGCTCGCCGACGCGGTCAAGGCCATCGGCGATGTTGCCATCAACGTCCCGAGGATCAAGCTCGGTCATTCGTCCTCGTACAATGAGGCTCTCATCGGAGATGCAGAACAAGCGTTCGGCAGAGTTGAGAACCTCAGACTTGGCGAGAACAATCAGACGATCCTCGGTGACTATGTCGGGGTGCCTGAATGGCTCGCCACTGTTCTGCCGAACGCATACCCGTCGCGCTCGATCGAAGCTGTACAAGACGTAGAGACCGTGACTGGTAAGGGTTACGAGCTAGTCATCACTGCCGTGTCACTACTCGGCGTGCGCTGGCCCGGATGTTCAGTCCTGACGGATCTGCCAGTGTGGTATGGGGCAGACATCCCGGAAGGCATCGAAGTAGACACGGCGGAAATCGCCGCTTCAGGAGGAGGTATGACCCACAAGAACAAGGCCGAGTTCGAGGCGGCGGTAGATGTCTCCCTGATCCGTCGCAAGTTCTACAACGATGGGCCTGGCAAGGAGAACTGGCAGGCCTGGATTCGTGGCGAGAGATTCGACAACGAGGAGGGGTACAACCTCATCGTTGATACGGGAGACGGAGAGTTGTCACGCGTTCCTGTCGAAGTGGACGGCAACGACGTGAAGTTCGGTGATCCTGTGCTCGTGACAGAGGAGTATCCGGACAAGGCGGTTGCAGCTTCGGCTGTGCTCGCCGGGATGGCCATTGCCGATCGCGAGATGGTCATCTACGCATCCAGGGCAGAGAGCCCTGATCAACCGACCAGGGAAGGAGAGCAGCAGATGGACGAGGCAACTCGTACCGCTCTGGTCGCCCGGCTTGGTCTGCCCGAGGATGCCACTCCCGAGCAGATCAACGCCACTTTGGCGACGAACCTCCTGGCTTCACAGGAGGGCGAAGAAGGTGATGGAGGCGGAACGGCCACAGCCACGGCCACGACCGAAACTCCATCAGGTGACGACGACGACGACAACGGTGACGACGATGACGACAAGAAAACCGGCAACGAGGTCACGGATGGCGTCGTCACGCTCGATCGAGCGACATTCGATTCGCTCAAGGCAGGATCCGAAGCGGCTCTGCGTCACGAGCGCGAGCGGCAGACGATCCTGGTTGCCGAGACCGTCGATGTGGCTGTGTCGGACGGACGCATTCCGCCCGCCCGCCGTGAGCACTGGAAGAAGGCGTTGTCTGCCGACTACCAGGGTAGCAAGACTCTGTTGGACGGACTGGAGAAGGGACTTGTCCCTGTCACCGAGCGTGGTTCGTCCGGCGGGTCAGATGGCGAGGGCCTGGAGGCCGGCAACGCTGCAAGTCTGCCGGAAGACTGGTTCCCCGAAATCGCCGTGATTCGCAGAAATGCCGTCGCGAACCGGCTGGTCGTTCAGGCAAAGGAGGGTTAGGGGATGGCCAACGACCTCATCCCGTACAAAACCCCTGGTGACGATGTCACCGGCGTAGCGACGGCCGCGATCACTGGCAAGAAGTGCGTTCAGATCACGGCCACCAAGCCAGGAGGTCCCGGAGAGCAGTTGGCGGCAACAGCGGACACAGGCACTCTCTACCAAGTCGGCCATCCCAGTGCGGGCGGTCGTGCTTTGGGAGCGGGCAAGCGTGTGTTCGGCGTCGCCAAGTGGGACGCGGTAATCGGTGGGAAGGTCGGTATCGCCAAGGGCGGCATCGTCCCGATCACCTGCAGTGCTGCTGTTCAGGCCGGAACGGAAGTGGAGGTCGCTGCCGATGGCAGTGTCATCCCCAACGCTGCCGGCGTGGCGATCGGTCTGTGCTGCAACGACGCACTGATCAACACCGACGCTGAGATCGACCTGTACGAGATTTAGAGAGGAGGGATGATGAAAAAGAGAGTACAGACCGACATCGTCTGGATCCCTGGTCAAGATGGGATCCTGCGTGCGGGCAAGTCGATCGAGGCACAGGTAGCAAACCCGGTCGCTCACCCGCTTGGGCCTCCGACCGTCAACCAGACGTTGATCACGGTCGATATCGCCCTGAACGCGCCGACGCGTGTCACCCGAACGTTGATGGACCTCACGCTTCAGAGGTTCTTTGCCGATCGCGTGTTCACGAACTCGGGAGGCGTGACGGGTGGCGCGGTCATCTACGACCAGCTGCTTGCCAACGACCTCTACACCAACCGTGACATCCAGCTTGTCGCTCCTGGTGAAGAGTTCCCGCTGATCACCTCAAGCCGCCGCTTCCCGGCAGTGGCCGAGGTCGAGAAGTGGGGTGGCAAGTTCTTCGTCACGACAGAAGCTCGCGACCGCAACGACGTGTCCGTGTTCGTGCGGAACGTCCGGATGCTCGGCAATACGATCGTTCGCAAGATCAACCAGCGGGCGGTCGGCGTGTTGGAGGCGGCAGTTCAGGCGGCTCCGACTCGCGTAATCACCGGCAACAACTGGTCGGCAGTCATCACTGCCGGCTCGACAGCGTCCAACTCCAACGTCTGGCCTGGGTACGACTTTGCGCGAGCACAGTCGATCGCAGAGACCGAGGAACTGGGCATCGTGTACGACCTGTGGATCATGAATCCTCAGGAGTACCTGCAGTTGGCTCGGATCTACGGGCCGCAGCTGAACGACCTGCTTGGGTCGCTCGGTCTCAACATCTTCGTCACGAACCGCGTTACCGCCGGCACGGCATACGTCCTGCAGGAAGGTCAGGCAGGTCAGATGCGCGTCGAGCAGCCGCTCGCGACGGAGCAATGGTACGAGCAGGAGACGCAGCGGTACTGGACACAGTCCAGTGTTCGCCCGCTCATGTTCGTAGACAACCGCTTCGCCGTCCTGAAGTTCCAGGGACTGGCAGGGTAGGGAGGAGGACATGGCAGAACTCTACGGCAAGCCCAAGACGGCCGTTGATGAGGGCTACTCTGGTGGCGACGACTACTCGGGTCAGGGTGACACGAGAATCGTTCGCGATCTCATGTTCTCGTACATGGCAGCCTCGTCCGATCCTTCCGGTATCACAGTCCTGGAGCCCGTGGACTGTTATCGCGGTGAGGAAATCTCGGTCGAGCAGATGGGCCTGATCGCGCAGGAGAAGGGTGAGCGTCTGCACTCGTTCTACACGGATGCAGAAAGAGAGGCGTTGGAATCCGGAGCAGATCCGAACCAGCCTCTCCAGCTCACGTCCGGAAGCAGCCTGGCAGAGATGGGAGAGTACGAGCTTGCCGAGTACATCCAGGGTAGCAACCCGGAAGGCAAGAAGCTCTCTGTCGATGAGACGGTCGCTCTCGCTGGAACCGACAAGGATCTGGCGCATCGTCTCCTGCAGGCCGAGAACGTCGCCACTGATGGTGACCCGAGGGCAGGCGTCGAGAAGGGCCTGACGGCCATCATCGAGTCGTGAGGAGGAACTGAGCGTGCCAG